TCATTGTGCGATTCCTGGTTTGCGGCCCGGCTGGGCGTCAAAAGTCATTCCCGTCTTACGGCGGCTGTCGTCGCCCATCAGCCACAGATAAACCGGCATGATATCAGCGGGGGTTTTCAATTTTTGCGGATCTTCCGTTGGAAACGCATTGGCGCGCATTTTGGTGCGCGTGCCGCCGGGGTTGATGCAATTAACCCGCAGATGACGGCTCTGATACTCCTCGGCTAGCACCTGCATCATGCCTTCGGTGGCAAATTTAGATGCGGCGTAAGCGCCCCAGTTGGCGCGCCCCTGACGGCCGACGCTGGAGGAGGTAAAGACCAGCGAACCTGATTCGGATTTGAGTAATAAAGGAAGCAGCGCCTGGGTGAGCATAAAGGTGCCGTTAACGTTCACCTGCATCACCTGCTGCCATACCTCCGGCTTTTGCCGATCCATCGGGCAGACATCGCCCAGCAGACCCGCGTTGTGTAGCACCCCGTCGAGGCGCGGGTAGTGGATGGCGATCTTCTGCGCCAGCTGTTGACACTCCTGCGGCGTGCAGGTTAACAGATCCAGAGTAAACCAACGGGCGGGGATGCCGCCCGCTTGCTGAATCTCGTGCGCAACGCTGCGCAGCTTCTCTTCATTACGGCCGACCAGGATAACGCTGGCGCTATAGCGGGAATAGGTCAGGGCGGCTTCACGGCCTATGCCGTCGCTGGCGCCGGTAACCAGGATGATGCGATCCTGTAACAGGTGACGTTGCGGTTGATAGTGCACGGCGACTCCTCGGGCGATCTGCAGGCGATCGCGCTTGCTATTCGGTATTTCACTTTTGCGCTTTATGCCTGAAAGTGTAATCAAAAATTTCATCTTAAAAATCAGTAAATTAAAAACGTGAAGTCAAAATCATTCAAAATAAATTCATTATCCAATTTCAATCCTGTCCCATTCTCGGCCTCTGTCGTCACGATATGTCGCCGTCATACTTCCTGATTTATGCCCCAGCAGATGCTGTGCAAAACTATCACCAACCTGCTTGCCATACAACCTCGCAGACAGGCTTCTGAGTTCATGGAAGCTAGGAGGCTCTCCTGTAAAGGTAATCCCGCAAAGTTCGCGAGCTCGCCTGAAATTACCTGACACGGTAGTGGTTGATAGCTTCTTTCCGCTACTGGATGAGACAATGGTCTTTCCTGCGGAGAGCTTACGGCACTTCTGCAAAACCCCTTCCAGAGAGATGTTTAACTCTTCAATTTTCAGCCCTACTGGTATCGCCAGTTTGGCGCCTGTCTTTTTCTGCTCTACGTACAGATACCCGTCTCGAATATCCTCCCAGCTCATAGCGCATAGATCACTGACACGCTGCCCGGTTAATACAGCCAGATCCATTGACAGCCTAACCCACGGTGAGAGCGTTCCCGCAGCCCGGTAAATTTCCCGGTATTCCTCAACGGTCAGCCGGGTGCGTTTAACCTCAAATTTAGCGGCTCTTGTCGCTGTGACGGGATTAACTGTAATGTGCCCCTCCGCGATAGCCTCCCTGAAAATATCTCCCAGCGTCGACCTGATTAGCTTTGCCATTGCATGCTTTCCTTCATTAGCATAATCATTCAGGATAATAGCTATCTGTTTAGTGGTGATTTCCGCAATAGGAATGTCCTGCATTCGTTCCTTTATTGACCTTAGTTTGCTGGCATAGTCGATAAGTGTTTTCGGCTTTAACCCGCGAGAGGCGACAATCTTTTCATAGCGCTCCAGCCATGAATGTAAGGTAACGGAGTCTATCTGACTGATGCGCGTACTAAGAGGAACATGACCAGCGTCACCAAGTAATTCTATATTGGCCTGTATCGCTTCACTGACCGCAAGCCGTCGGTTTCTGCCTAAACCATATTCTTTCCCATCTCGCGGATCGCGATAACTGTAATAACCTCCATTCCTTACATACAAATTAGGTGGCAAATCCCGTCTCTCATGGTTTCTTCTTCTTCCCACCAGTCATTCTCCGCAATAGACCGCAGGTTGATGACTGTGATGGCTCAACCTTAATAGCCGTTTCCTGAAACAAATACTCCACACCGTCTTTCTTCGGTGCTGGATAAATTTTACTTTGTCTAACCCATCGACGAACGGTCTCAAGGCTGCGTGGTCGTGGCTGCCTGGCATTCCATTCTTTTAAGGTAATAAGTGCCATAAATAACCTCATGGCCGGGAAACTATAATCAGTTCCCCGGTTTAATGTTGATTATTGGAAATCAGTTTGTGCTGCCACATCGTTTGAACTCAATAACCCAAACCCATGGGGTGCTCTGCCAGCTTTCTTCATCGTAGATAGATTTCCAGAGAGTAACGAAAGAGCCCCTGGCGCTAAGCTGGTGTTGAGTCCAGCCCGGTTGGTAATGCTTCCAGAACCCGCCGCGAAACTGGGCCACGCCTTCAGATGCTGCATTCTCTTCGCTGATAGCGTTTAATCGCTCCACGCGCACACCGGTAATTTCCAGCAGAATGCGGCTGGCCCAGCGCGGCATGTGCAGCGATGGCGTCCACTTCTCAGGCGTTGCCGGTTTATTGCAGACCGATACAGGCACGCGGTGGGTTTGCTCCGTCCAGGAATTTCGCACGCTGGCTTTGTATACCAGTGTGGCGACGTCGGTAGCCCGGCTATGGACACGAAATGTCTCGCGCACCCAAATTCGATCGCCTGGTTTACCAAATGCGCTGTTCAGATAGTTGCCTGCCGACAGCTCCCCGGCCAGTTCATTGCCAGCCAGCTCGCACCCAAGGTTTTTGTCTAATACCGGAAACCTTACTGGGCGCCGTGTCTGCGTCTTCCGTCCGTCGAGAATGGCCCGCACCATCTCAGCGTTAAAAATCATTCCACGCTCGAGCATCGTGAAGCCTCCGACTGAAGAGCCTTGTATGCACGCAATACATGGATTGTTTTCCCGGAAATAACCGTTTTTAAAATAAAGAACCCGCTACGCTTTGAACGAACGGAAGGAGCCAGGAATAAAGCAGTATCAACGGCGCGATTGTGCAGCCGGAATTCGAATACCGTACTTGTGACAATCGCGGTTGCTATTACACCTTTATCAATAAATTCTATTTTCATATTTGTTATTTCCTTTTGCAGGATTGCTAACTGAAACTGATTTTATTTATTCCAGAACGAAGGCCGTAATTGGGCTGTTGCTGGTCTGGCTGGTAAAGAGTTTCGGAATGATGACTTTGCAGCTGTGAGCGTTTCTTTCTTCTTTTGCTTTTCATTGCACACAGGGCAGTAATAGGCTTGCTTACGGTATGCACCCTTTCCGATGGGGCGATATTGCAACTCTTCGCGTGCAAAGGAGCCGCCGCAGCTGTAGCAGTGGAGTGTTTCGGTTTCCATATTTATTCCTGTATTAAGGTGTGTGGATACCTGCCATTTAAGGCATTAATTCATTTATTCGATAATTAAAATGAAACTTCGGTATTGACTTTATATTGCCCTGTAAGCAAGTCAGCATCGACGGAAATTAAATCCCCGTACAGGTCGTAATTTAAAATAACATCACGAAATTGAAGTCCTGAAAGCGCATCCGTACGACCACAAAACATATGGTCTTCTTCGTGCTTTGCTGCTTCATGAATATCTTTTATTGATGCCATGGCATCAGACCACATGCCACTGTTACCAATGAACTGCGCAATAGCGAGTTTGCTTTGAGCTGCTTTAACCGTCGGGTTGCTTTGCAGACAATTAGCCATTAAACACCCCCGTAACATGCAGAATTTTGATAATGGTCGCTGACCAGGCAACAAGGCAGATGGCCAGAACAATAATCAGTGATCGAATGCCATTTCTGCTCATACGCCACCCCAGCACTGAACGCTTACCGATGCGACCGCAACCAAAAACGGAACAACCTTCAACCAGAACCGGCGCCATGCTGGCTTGTCTTCGTCTCGAATCATCTCCTTTCCCTCATGCGTGTTGAGTACCTAACAGGCCTTGCAATGCAGTGCCGGGTGCCTCCCGGTGATACCAGCCAGTTAACAACTGGTATCGACAGCTTCTTTTCCACCCCACTCTTTTTAGAAACGAGTGATACCGCTTAACTGTGCCGCGTGCGCATAGCCGCATTCACTGCATTGTAAAGTCTGTTGATTTTTAGCCTTCAGGCGGCCAACCGAACGTTTAACCTATCGCACCGTTGTGTCGATAAGTAGAGAATACTACATAAAGTAGATTGGTCAACACCTAAAGTAGAAATAAATATCTACTAAAAGTTGTTTTTAACAATACGGGAACACAAAAAAACCCAGCATTGCTGGGTTTGGTGTGGTTGTTTCTGATTTATTTTTTGTCTGGATCTGCGTACTCGCTATAGAACTCCAGGAGCTTCTTATAGCGAATCTCAAAGGCCAGAAGCATGTTGTTTGCTTCTGCATCAGGGAATTTTCTGAAGACTCGAATCAGGCGTTTCTCTTCATCGCTTAAGCTCGCGAATTCTGTTTCATTGCCATTCTCTGGTTGGGTGAAGGTGACAGTCTCCGGGGCTGCGTTGGATTCAGCGCTGTTTTCTACTGCCCCGTAGTCTAGCCAGGCTGGAGGCACGCTCAACCATTCCGCAATTCTCATCAGCTTTTCATCGCGCGGTTTTGCTGTGCCAAGCGTATACCGCCTAGCCATTTCGTAGGTGACCTGTCCCGCATGACTTAATTGCTTAACAGACAAGTTCTTTTTACTCATCTCTTGGTTAAGTCGATCTGCGAAGTCTTGATGCTTATTCGATTTTTCTACCATAGGTAGAAGATTACGGCAGAGAATGTTTTTAGTCATTTCTATTTTAAGTAGTTGCATTTTCTACTTTGTGTAGTATTCTCTACTTACCAACTCACAGGAGGTAAGAATGCCTACACCATACAAAAACATAACGGAAAAAGCCGTTAGAGCGATTGGGAATGTTTCCTGTGTCGCCCGCATGTTCGACTTTAAGTCGAGCCAGTCAGTAGCAAATTGGATAAACCGAAATTGCGTCCCTAGTGATCGCGTCATCCCACTCTGTCGCATGGGAGGGTGGGTAGTAACCCCTCATGAACTTCGCCCGGATCTTCATCCAACACCGATTAGTGGGCTTACGGAAGAAATTATCACCAAGCGGCAGAGGGAGTCTGATTGATGGAAATCAAACACGAGCACGTTGAGATAGTTCTGCTGGCATGGGCTGCTGAAGTCGGTCAGGCCTATGCAGCCAATGCCATTACTGAAGAGTACGTGCGTTCCGGTGGGACTGAGCTTCGCCTGGTTCCGGGTAAGGCGTGGGCCAATCAGCAGAATATCTTCCATCGCTGGCTGAAGGGTGAGACCGAACAGCAGCGCGAGAAAATCCGTCTGCTGCTTCCGGCAATCCTGCGCGTTCTGCCGCGTGAAATCCGTCATCGTCTGAGCATCTACGACACGATAGAGCGTCGGGCATTGCTGGCGGCCCAGCATGCCATCGGAACGGCTATTGATGCGCACGACGACGCTATTGAAGCCATATACAGCAAGGCGAATCAGCCTGTAGCTGTTGAAGTAACGAAATACCACTGATTTCGGAGGTGACTATGTGTACCCAGTCTGCTGCTGAATTGATTGCTCGCCTGAAACGGGCTTATCCGGCGTATGAGCCGTCTGAAGGAGATTGTGCAGGCACTGGCATCCCTAAGGCCGGTTCTCGCTTCCAGCACAGGCACAAAGGCCACATGGTGACGGTAATCACAGCGACAGAGAAAGATGTTTCCTACCGCAAAGCCTGCGGGGCTGTTGGCTGGGTGGGATTGAGAGAGTTTTTACGGCTACACAATGAGGTTTCGGAATGAACAATCAGGTGTTTGAAATTGTTCAGGCCATGTCGGGGCAGGGGAACTGCATAACGATCCCCGGACCGTATCTGGATTTCTTTGCAGGAGACAGGCAGCAGCATTTGCTGGCGGCCATTCTCAATCAGCTGGTGTTCTGGTCGGGCAAGTCGAGTCTGGAAAATGGCTGGTTTTACAAAGAGCACGCAGCGCTTGCGAAAGAGGTTCGGGTTTTAGAGGGCGATGTGGTCCGAAGAGCTATCTACAAAATTACTGAGCAATATTTACCCGGCGTTATCCAGGAAGAAATTCGTCAGGTTAACGGTACGCCGAAGAAGCATTACCGCATTGACCAGGAAGAGCTGATGCTCAAGATTTTCCCGTCAATACTGGATTCGGCACAAGTGCCGAATGGAAGCAAAGCATTGAAAGTATTGGATTCGGCACAAACGCCGAATGGAAACGGCACAAACGCCGAATGCATTCGGCATAAACGCCGAATCCAGGAAACGGCACAAACGCCGAATGGAAACGGCACAAACGCCGAATCCTATCTCTATACAGATCTTAAAAGAACAGATCTTATAACAGATCTTAAAAACCAAGGCGGAGAGTATTCCCCTGTGGATAACTTTGCTGAGAAGCATCCTGAGGCGGTGATTTTCAACGCTGAAAAAAGCCTTTGGGGAAGCGCGGAAGACCTGGAGTTTTCGAAGTGGTTTTATGCCCGCGTCGTCGAAGTGCACGAACGAGCTGCTGAATTCGACGGGACGATTTCAAGACCAGTAGAGCCAGACTGGACATTCTGGGCGAATGAAATCCGGTTGCTACGCGAACAGCAGGGCTGCACTCACGAGCACATGTACACCATGGTTGAACGCATTCAGAACAGCTGGTGGGTCAAGGACATTAAAACTGCTGACCGCCTGCGGAGCAAATGGCCTGAGGTGGCTGTGAAGCTTTGTCCGGCAAATCTCACAACCGGTGGCAATCTCGGTTTTAGCGGCAAGGTTCAGGCAGATATTCCGAAGGGTTTCAGGGGCTAAGGAGTTTTTTAATGAAAACAACAAAATCCAGGAAAACACAATACAACGGTGAAATCACGATGATCGAATTTCTCAAAGCTAATTCTGATTTGACTACGCGTGAAATCGCCACTGCGCTGGGGCGTGGTATGTCGTCAGTGAATGGCCAGCTTCGCCAGCTTCATGGAGCAGGGCAGATTGTCCAGAGCGGCCTACGCAACGGCGCAGCCTTGTGGCGCTATAACGACATGCCGTTTGGCTGCGCGAACCGTATCCGAATGATGTTTGAAAACCTCCTGAGGGAATGTCGCGGGGTCGCTCAATGAAATTGCAGAAATGCCCTGATTGCGGCGCTGTACCTGAGTTTCACTGGAAAGATTACACGTTTGGCTCTTGCTCTGGCGCCCTGAAATGCCCAAACGACCATTACCGAGTCCAGCACAGTTACTGGGCTGGTGGAAAGAACAAAGCCAGGAATGCTCTGGAACAAAAATGGGCGGAAGCGGTGAATAAAAACGAGGTTAAAAATGGCTAAAGATTCGAAAGTGGTATACGGCGCCAGTGGCAAGACGAACGTTTTAACGTTCGAGCCTGAAAACCTTCATCTGGTTACCGACAAAACTCACCCGCTTTACGATGAGCGTATCCACCTGCCTATTAGCGAGGCTATGGTGCTGAACATCATGGACCAGGGCGTTCTTGAGCCGATTATCGTCTGGAAAGATCCGGAGACAGGGCTGTCTTGTGTGGTTGATGGCCGCCAGCGTGTGCGCCATACACTGGAAGCTAACAAGCGGCTGTCGAAAGAAGGCAAAGAACCGTTACTGGTTCCGGCAGTCGCTAAACGTGGCTCAGCCGTTCGCATGGCGCAGGCGATGGTAAGTGCTAACGAAATCCGCCAGGCAGATACGCCGCTGGGCCGAGCAAAGAAAATGGCTGATGCGCTGGAGCGCGGGCACGACGAGGACGATTTAGCCCTGATGTTTGGCGTGAGTGTCCAGACCGTACGCGCAACGCTGTCACTGCTGGATGCCACCCAGGCCGTCCGGGAAGCGGTGGAGTCTGGCACTGTTACCGTTACCCAGGCACGTCAGCTTGGCACGCTTCCCCCGGAAGAGCAGCGGGAAAAAGTGAAAGAGATTGAATCTGCGACCGCTGGGACTACCGGCCATGAAAAATCCCGTCGCCAGCGTCAGGTCCTTGGTGATAAAAATTTACGTCTTAAAACTCGAAAAGAAATTACCAAAGCCCTCGAAGGTGCCAACGGTGAATATGCTGACGCCCTGCGTTGGGTGCTCGGGGAAGAATTATGAATATTTATCCAAATAAGTACAGAAAACCTTGGCTGCGCTGGCTTGAAGCGGCAATTCAAGTTGTCTTTTTGGTGAGCTTTTTCTTCATGGTTTGGTGTATCAGCATGATCATTGAATGGGTGGCGGAATGAATATCATCGAACTGGCGCAGCTGCGTGCTGAGCTTTCAAATCCGGCAATTGGCAGTAAAGACCATTTACGAAAACTCTCTTTATCGCTGGTAGAGGCGCTGGAGAAGGCGCTGCAGGAGCGGGAAAACTGGCGCACCAGCTTTGATAATGAGCGCTTTCGCGCGGATAAGTTGGCGGCAACGCTGAGCGACGAAATAGAGCAGGCCGCGAACGTGAGAGGGCAATTATTGATAGCTCACAAAACGTTATTAAATCAGCAGGCAAAAATTGCAGAGCTGGAAGAAGCTATGGGAGGCTGAGTAGATGGATAAGCCACTTAACAAGCGCGAACGCGAGTTTTTAAAGCCAGCGATTGTCCACGGCTGGGAAATCGAAATTAGCCTATTCCGTAAAACGGCTTTATGGGATGGCGATTATCTCCTTCCAGTTAGAGTCGGCACCGTGGCTGAAAGCCTGATAAAGCGCGGCTATCTTGAGCGAATTTCTATGGGATTCGGTAGGGACATAATAAGAGCGACGGAAAAGGCTAAAAATTTGCGGTGTTACCGTTGCTCGTATGGCAGGACCATCAAAAACGGTCAGCAAGCTGGCCCATGTCCGCATTGTGACGGCGGAATCAAGCCAGAAGGAGCCAACAAATGACCAAATCAACCATAACCAGAGAGCGACTGTCAGAAATTTTAGAGTTCCGTGGCGGCAGGCTCAACAAGCCAATTAGCGATGAAGAAATTGAGTTTATGGTCCGCATCGCGCTGGCCGCAATAGACAATGGAATAAGCTTAGCCAGAAACATCGTGCCGGAGGAAATGAATATTGGTGTGGCAATGAAGTTCTGGGGCGGAGGGCGTGGTTCTATTGAGAGTTTTGTTGCGGGTTATAATTCTTGTCGCGCTGACACTATCCGCGCTCAATCAGAGCTGGAACGCGAACAGATTCGCCAGGAGCATGCGGAGTGGTCACAATCAACATTCGGTAATGTCGGTCCTATTGGTCCACTGAAACACCTCAGCAAAGAAGCGCTGGAAGCCGCAGCAGAACCAGGCGACCTCAGCGAGTGGGCTGATATGCAATTCCTGCTGTGGGACGCCCAGCGCCGGGCTGGTATCACTGACGAGCAGATTACTCAGGCGATGATCGAAAAGCTGGCAGTGAACAAACAACGCGAATGGCCTGAGCCGAAAGATGGTGAGTCGCGATTGCACATCAAAGAACAGCCAGCGCTGGTAATACCGGATGAAATATCACTTGAAAAGGTAGCGGAAATGACCGCCGCGAGAGGAGCGGAATATTCTATACGGGATGGCATCATTGCTGCTAAATGGTGGAACGCCTGCCGCGCAGCCATGCTCGCAGCCACCCCGCAGGAGGTGCCAGATGGAAAATGACAGCGACAACGTCATCACTCTGGAGCAGCCAAAGCGTGACGAAGAGAAGCTGCTGAACATCACAGTAACTGACAGGAAAGACTACAGACAACAACACTGCAAGCATCGAGCTATTGAGGTTGACGATAAGGCCCGAGTTATCCTTTGCCTACAGTGCGGCTGCGCTGTAGACCCTTTCCAGTATGTTCTCCAGTGCGCGACTGATGGCGAGGCTGTGGTGAGGGAGATTAAGCAACTTCATAACCGCCGTGACGAACTGCGCGAGGCTGTAGCCAACCTCGAGCGAGAAGAGAAAAATGCCAAGGCCCGGCTACGCTCCGCCAGGACAGCAATTCTATTCGCGGAAAATGACCTGAAAAATACTGAGCAGGGGATAAAGCAATAAAACACAAATACCATATTTGTTATCAACAAATCTAAGGTTTGTTATTTATGCAAATGATAACCAGAAAAAAGCCAGCCTTTACCGAGCTGTATCAGACCGGAGTTCTGACCCGCGTTGTTGCAGTCAGAAACGCAGATAGCGGAAGCTGGCGACTGTTTGGTCTCTGGAGAGATAAGCAAATCGGCGTATACGTAGAAGCCGCTCGCGGCGGTGTCCGGGAATGGTCAGGCCTGGATTACCTGGCTAACTTCTGCGGCAGCTGCGGAATCAGCCTGTGGGAAGTTCACAGCAAGGTCGCTGAAAAATCCGCTCAATGAGACCCCGCTTCGGCGGGTTTGTTTAATCTATAAGACAATCTCGAACATTTCTATTCATTATGCGAGTAAATAGGGGCTTGCACGCTATACAAAATATGCATCACCCTCTCTTAAAGTTTTTTATGCTGCATAATACAGAATTGTAATCGTTAAACTCTGAAGTCAGATGAAGACCTTTAGTTAGGTGAAATAGGGGGTTGCGCGCAACGCAAAATGTGCATTCTTTGTTGCAGTAGTGTTTTCTGCTACTCCATTTTTCATATAATTAATTAAATCCTGAAATTGGCTAAATTCTTCTATCTGAGTGAAATAGGGGGTTGCACCAGATAAAAAATGTGAATGACTTTTTATATTTAGTGGTTTTTCATAATGCATTGAATTTATTGATCTTTGTATTTTCATTGTTATTATCTTTTGTCCGTAAAAATAGGGTCTTGATGGACGATCTAAATATGTCATTGTATTCCAGAACGTCGCGAGTTCATTTTTAGCCATCCCTGTACAGGAAAAGAAAAATCTACGATTTATGAAATATTCACAAGGTGCAGACTGATGAATAAGAAAGAAATGAATGAAGCAATGGACGTTTTGGGTACGTATGTCGTCAACCACCTTTCTGGTGGAGTTTATGTTGTAACCCCGCTTAATGAAGGAGAGATTGTAATCACAAAGGAATCTCACGAGGAGTGTAAAGTATTCTTCCGGAAGAAGAAAAAGTGATTTATACTAATCACCTCGGCTGAACACCGAACCTATCGCGCCATCACAGGAGTAAAGTGATGACGCAAAAACGCAGCAACGCCATTTTACGCCGTGCCTCAGTGCGCGGTGTTTCTGTTTGTCTGTCGCATCCAGGCGGTGCGATATGAGAGACCCCCGTCGCAGATGCAAAGCACCCGGCTGCGGTGCCTGGTTTAACCTTACCTATTCTAATGTTTACTGGTGCTGCGAAGAGCATAAGACCCAGTACCTTGCGCATCAGCGCGAGAAACAAAAAACTAAGGCTAAAGACCGGTTAAAAAATAAACCCGTTCACCATATTCGCCCTGAACCAAAGACGGCTGAAAAGTCCCTTAGTCACTGGCTGGAAGTCACCGAGCGCGTGGTTAATACCCTGTGCCGTGAAACTGCACTTGCTAATGGAGAGGGGTGTATTTCCTGCGGAACTCACCAGGCTGCTGTCTGGCACGCTGGACATTATCGGACAGTCGCTAAAGCCTCTCATCTGCGGTTTACCCACATCAATATCAACCTTCAATGCGATGACTGCAACGTCGGCAAGTCCGGGAATATCAAAGCCTACCGCGTAGGGCTTGTGGAAAAATACGGCGAATCTGCGGTTCTAGGGCTGGATAACGACAACAGAATTCACCGCTGGACCATCGAAGAGCTGGAAGCCATCCGCTTGCAGGCTTACGCCGACTTACGCGCCCTGAAAAAAGCGCAGGAGGCGGCATGACTAATCCTTACTGCGAATCCCTCACAGCCCTACGCAATGCGCCATCACATTATTTAAAAGAGGTTGGCGACCAGTGGCGGACTCCGGATCTGTTGTTCTGGGGTATTAACGCGATGTTTGGTCCGTTGATGCTGGACCTGTTCGCTGATGACAGCAACGCAAAATGTCCTGTCTGGTACACCGCAGAAGATAACGCGCTGACACAGGACTGGTCGGAAATGCTTTCCTCAATCGGTGGTGCTGCATTTGGCAATCCGCCTTACAGCCGCTCTCAGTACCACGAAAAGCAAGCCATCACTGGCATGACTCACATCATGAATTACGCCGCTGCGCAACGCGAGAAGGGCGGACGCTATGTTTTCCTGGTCAAATCCGCAACGAGCGAAACCTGGTGGCCAGAAGATGCGGACCATGTCTGCTTTATTCGAGGGCGAATTGGTTTCGATCTGCCTGTCTGGTTTAACCCTGCCGACGAAAAACAAAGGCCAACCAGCGCTTTTTTTGCGGGCGCCATAGCTGTGTTTGATAAGACCTGGCGAGGAGAGAAATTCAGCTACATCAACCGCACCGAACTGGAAGCGAAAGGCCAGGCGTTTATGGCGCTGGCACAGTTTGCCGCCGAGCAACCGAAAATCAAAAATGAGGTGAATAAATGATTAACCCTTCTGAGGTTGGTAAATCAGGTGAAATGGTTCGCCTCCGCACTCTGGAAAGCATCTGGATACAGGGAAAGCTGCGTATGTGGGGCCGCTGGTCGTATATTGGCGGTGGTAGCGGCGGCAATATGTTTAATCAGTTATTGGCATCCGGAAAGATAACTAAAACGGCTATCAATGAAGCCTTACGCCGCATGAAGAAATCAGGAATTTCGAAACCTGAGCTTGAGGCGTTCTTCCGTGAAATTTTAGAAGGGAAAAACAAAAGCGGCCTATCGTTCTGCACTGATGATGAAGGGCTTCTGATTGATCGGGTCCTGGGTGCCATCCTTATCGCGAATGAACATAAAGGCTTATACAGTGTGCTGGTGGAGCATTACCGCTTGCGGAAAAGCAAACGCCGCATAGCGGAAGAGCTCAATGAAAAGCATCCGGACTGGTGCTTTATGACCTGCAGACGAAGAGTTGATACATGGATAAGTTTGGCTGAATCGATGCTGTACGCACCAATGTGTGATGCATTCGGCACAAATGGCGACAGATTTTACTTGCAAAGTGAGCCAGAAACTGCTTGAATTGTGTTAGGCTCGGGACGTTAAAGCGAACTGAGCAGCAAAAATCATTAGAAGCCCGAGGTTAACGCCTTGGGCTTTTTGCTTTCCGGCGATACGACAGGGGTATTCGCGAGGTGCATTGCATCAGTACCCCTGTCACATCGTCGTAGAGCGACAATCACAATTACAAAGCCTCGGTATTCGCCGGGGCTTTATCATTTGTGCAATCTGGTCAGGGCTCTTGAGTGAATACGTGCCGTACTATACGTTGAGCTCATACGCGAGAGCTCTAAACCAGATTGCTGATTTAGTTTGGCAGGGAAAGGGCTTCTTATCAGTATGCGGAATATAACTGGTGAGAGCATTGATAGTGTAGGGCAGGACTTTGTGTCGAAAGGTGGCATAAGAAGCAGGAGCAATCCCCAGGTATCACTACCCCTGCTTCTGTAAAAGTGGATAATTATTAATACCTTTTTTTGAAAGTGTTTTTATATGCTCGCCTTTCTTTGATGTAAGACACCAGTGAACCCACAGCGACTAAAAGAAGAACTACAGCTAACGCTATCATCAGTATGGTTGTTGTCATGTGAGTGAAGCCTCTAGAAGAGTATGGATATTCTTGTTTTATGTGAGGCGTAGTGTGCGAGCGAAGTGAGAAAATTCCTAACTGATTAATCTTGTTGATTTTACATCATTTATGAAATTTTATCATTCATTTTGAAATGATTTGACATGTATTGATCAAGCAAAAGCTGATTCATCACTGAGTTTTCTAAAGAGGTGCATACCCTCAGACACATTGACTCGATATATGCCGCCCAGCTATTGTGTCTGCGTGGTGAATCCCCCTGTGCGGAGGGGCGTAACTGACTAAGTGATTCGTGACGGTAACGTCAGCAGAGTTAGAAACTAATGAACGCGAGCTATGGTCGGTCACCCAAAAGCTCACCGGGAGGCACCCGGCACCACATCTAATCGCAAGTAAGTAAACCGAACACCTTGTTGGGTTTACTCATTCTCTCTGGCAGACTATGGTTAATTACAGTAACGACATAAAAGGGAATGTTTTTCTGGTAAATCGGTAGCTCGGACTATCAGGAACCTTTCTTTATCGTTACTCCTCGAAAGCCAACTTTTTCAGCCCGCTCTCATAGCGGGCTTTTTTTATTCCCCTCGTTCATGAGAGGACTCACAGCAATAGAGGGGGCTAAATGTCCGATCCTGTTTCTGCCACAACGATAGCGGCTGGTGGACTGTTCGGCGCCAGCCTATTCGGCCTGGCAACTGGTATTGATTACGGCGTGGTATTTGGTGCGTTTGCTGGTGCGGTGTTCTATGTCGCAACGGCGGTGAATATTAGCCGCATAAAGCTGGTGGGCTATTTCATTACTTCATTCATATTCGGTGTGATTGGTGCTCCTCTGCTGGGGTCGTACTTCTCAAAGTGGACTGGTTACAACGACAGGCCGCTTGATGCACTCGGAGCGGTAATCGTGGCAGCCATAGCTATAAAGCTGCTGACTTTCGTAAACAGTCAGGACCTGGGTAGCCTGTTTGGGATTCTCTCTCGCTTACGTGGAGGAGGGACAAGCAATGGTAACAAGTGATCCGAGCGCAATCATTAATGCGGTGATATGCGCTGTAATTGTTGTTGCGCTGATGTTCTACCGACGCGACGGGTCAAGACACCGCCCCATGATATCGCTGATGGCTTACTTCACTGTGCTGGTTTATGCCAGCGTTCCTTTCCGTTATCTGTTCGGTCTCTACCATGAATCACACTGGTTTGTGGTGCTGGCGAACGTCCTGATTTGCGCTGCCGTTCTCTGGTTCAGGGGGAATGTGGCGCGACTGGTTGATGCACTGAGGCACTGATGAACCAATCACAATTTCAACGGGCGGCTGGTATCAGCGCCGGGTTAGCTGCGCGCTGGTTTCCGCACATTGATGCTGCGATGAAAGAATTCGGCATCACAGCTCCACTCGATCAGGCGATGTTCATTGCCCAGATGGGGCACGAGTCCGGAGGTTTTACCCGGCTGGTGGAAAATCTGAACTATGCAGCAGATAGCCTTGTGCCTACGTTCGGTAAACACCGTATCACCGCCCAGCAGGCCGCCGCACTCGGCAGAACGGCAACGCAACTAGCTAATCAGCGAGCAATCGCGAACCTGGTGTATGGGGGCGAGTGGGGGAAAAAGAACCTCGGAAATCAGGTTGCCGGTGATGGCTGGAAATATCGCGGTCGCGGCCTGAAACAAGTTACGGGCTTGAGCAACTATCGCAGCTGCGGACAGGCACTGAAGCTTGACCTTGTCACCCAGCCTGAGCTGCTGGAGCGAGATGATTACGCCGCTCGTTCAGCCGCATGGTTTTATGTTTCCCACGGTTGCCTTCTTCATTCCGGTGATGTTGAACGCGTAACGCTGCTTATTAACGGTGGCCGCAACGGTCTGGATAAACGACGAGCGCTGTTTAACCAGGCTAAATCAGTGCTGGTGTGAGGTCACTATGGGCATTGAAATGATTATTGGTCTGGCAACTGCGTTGCTGGCCGTTATCGCTGGCGCATTTGGGTTAGGTCATGCGCGAGGCACTAATAAAGCGGAAGCCAAAGCCGATCAGCAGCGAACCGAAGAAAACGCCGCTGCTACCGTTGCCGCGGCAGAACGCCGGGCTGATGCAACGAAAGGGGCCACTGATGTACAGGAAGACGTTAAGCGTATGGTCGATGACGATGTTGATCGCGAGCTGCGCGAGCAATTCACCCGGCCCGGTAGTCGTTGATACGGCCTGCATCTGGGTGAGAGTCATTTACCTGACCGACCACGATATCGACATGCTGGATATGCAGACCAAGCGAGACATTCTGGCGCACAACAAATCCGTGCTGGCTAACTGCGAGAATAAAACCACCAAAAATTAGTAAGCCAATGCTTGCTAATTAGCAGTTCGTCTGCTAACGCTTCGTGATATGATTTTCGGCCAAAATTATCTATCAATAGGAGTGCGTAATGTGGACGTGCTGATTGACAGCGCTTTCGAGGGATATCTTTTCCTCTTACTGGATATGTGGCCAGTATTGATTGTTGCTTTCGTCGGGTTAGCTTTAGCATTTTATGGTGTGCTAATGCCCAAAACAGCAGTCATTTTTCTACTGCTTGCCGTGATCGTAGGGACTTCAGGATGGATATATACCTGATATAAAAATAAGCTATAAAATTTTTGTTTCAACAATATAATAAAAATACATGACCTTTAAGTTTCATTGGCCTTTCACTTAAGTGCATTGATCATTCTAGACCGAAGCATCGTTATGGAACCTAATAAACCCTTGGTGTGTATACGACCAAATGAATATATGCTGCAATGGTAGCCAATGATGCATCTACTATTTGTGGGGTAGCTCACCCTTGAGCTCACAGGTACTACAGTAAGGTGAACTTTGTTAAAGCTGAAAAACTCATACATTAGTTTAGAAAAAAGATGAGATTTAACAAGCGTAGCGGGCTCATGGGATTAGCGGGATTGCATATTCAGCTATCTGTTTTGCTCTTAAGGATGTCAGGTGTGGATGAAGCAATGCAAAAGCTAGTGAATTAAATGAGCTAAGTACTAAGTCGCATAGTTGAATGCCTTACAGAAGGCATTCATTTAATGATTTCTATAATAATGTCCAGAACAATAATCTGTCCGGGCAGACTAATTGGTCAGCAGTTACTGATTATAAAGACGAACTACACATTATTGTGTGGTTGCTGGTGTGAAAAAAAAGAAACACACTACTCTCATTGCACCTCTGTCCCAACACCAGTCTGTCGGAGGTCAGTTACTCGTTTAAGTGATGCTCTCCCGGATGGCTCCTGAGAGTTTATTTAATCGATAACTGTGTATGACAAAAGGCCGCATTTTTTGCGGCCTTTTTCTTAGCCATCAGAAAGGCCACCTCCTGGTGGCTTTTTTCATGGTTTTAACAACATATCAGATGCATAGGCATTTTTTCACTCTTGCCAGCCCAGTAACCGATCTTGCTTCTCTCTCTGCCAATTCAAAGGTAGCTGCGCAAAGCTTCTGGTATCTACCGGTTGTGAAGCCTTTCTTTTCCGTCAGTCCAAGTAGCGGGTTGATTCTTTTACAATTAGCCCGATGAATCCTGGTAAAGCGTTCATCACTCTTGCTTGCCTTACCGCTGGCGGTTTTTAAAGCGTTGATGACATATCCATCAGGATTATCGTTAAGCCACTGACGATATGCAGACTCACTATCCGGTTGAAGTTCACTTCTGAATATCTTTACGCCCATACGATTTCTCCGTGTTGTTTTTAATGAATTATAACAGGATTAAACCATGGCAAAACCGGACTGGGGCGAGCTTCAGCAACGGTTCCTGTCCGATCATACCGCAACCGGCGTATCACCGAAGGATTGGTGTGAAGCGCAGGGACTGAATTACGCTACTGCCCGTCGATACATCAAAAAACCTTCTGCGCAAACTGCGCAAAAACCTGCGCAGAAGAAACTGCGCACAGCGCAAAAGGAAAAGTGCGCAGAAGAGCTGGTGGATGGTGACGGCCTCACCAGTCAACAACGTTTATTTGTCGCGGAATACCTGAAAGACAACAACGCCACACAGGCAGCTATTCGCGCTGGCTACAGCAAGAAGACCGCTGAACAGATTGGCTATCAACTGCTTCAGAAAACTTCAGTTGCGCAGGCCATTGCGCAGCAGCAGAAAGCATCCATTGTGCGCACACTCGGCAGCGCTGATGAGGTGCTTGAGCAGATGTGGCGCCTGGCCACCTTCGATGCAAACCTGCTATCACAGTATCGTCGCGGGAGCTGCCGTTACTGCTGGGGCTTTGGTCACCAGTACCAATGGCGTGATGCCGTGGAGTACGAAGAAAAGCGACTCGAAGCGCTTGAGCGTAAACGTCGTGAGCCTCTCGATGTTGGCGGTTACGGTTACGACCATACCAGCGCACCTAATCCTGAATGCCCCCGCTGCAATGGTGATGGCATCGGTCAGCCGTTCTTCGCGGATACGCGCAAGCTGGCGCCTGATGCTGCACTTGCCTATTCCGGCGTCAAGCTCGGGAAGAATGGGGTAGAGATAACGGCTATCAGCCGCGAGCGAATGTACGAGGCGGTGATGAAGCGCCTTGGCCTGGCCGATAGCGAGTTCGCCCAGCGTCTGCAGCAGATAGAAATCGAGCGCCGACAGCTGGAGAACGACAAACTCCGCAAAGAACTAGCCGCTGACCCGGAAGATGACGAACCAACGCCAGTTGCAATCAATATCAACGTAGTCGATGCGCGAGTGAGGGAAGAGGATGGCGATAGCACCGACGCTTAACATCCCTCAGGCCAAATTCCTTGCGATGCAGTACAAGTTTAAGGCTTACGTAGCCGGGTTTGGTTCTGGCAAGACATGGGTTGGTTGCGGCGGTATCTGCAAAGGGATGTGGGAACACCCCAAAATCAACCAGGGTTACTTTGCGCCAACGTATCCGCAAATCCGTGACATCTTTTATCCCACTGTAGAGGAGGTGGCCCACGACTGGGGGCTGAATGTCAAAATCAATGAGGGAAACAAAGAGGTCCATTTCTACGCCGGGAAGCAGTTCCGCGGGACGACGATATGCCGCTCGATGGAAAAGCCACATACCATCGTTGGTTTCAAAATTGGTAATGCCCTGATAGATGAGCTCGATGTGATGCCCGCCAAAAAGGCGCAGTTAGCCTGGCGGAAAATCATTGCGCGTATGCGTTACAACGTGCCCGGTCTGCGTAACGGAATAGACGTCACCACGACGCCGGAAGGGTTTAAGTTTGTTTATCAACAGTTCGCAAAGGCTGTGCGCGATAAACCTTCGCTCTCAACGCTATACGGGCTGGTTCAGGCCTCGACCTTCGACAACGAAAAGAACCTGCCGGCAGACTACATTCCATCCCTGATGGAGTCTTATCCGCCGGAGCTGATTAAGGCTTATCTGCGCGGCCAGTTTACCAACCTGACCAGCGGGACTATTTACCATCAGTTTGACCGTAAGCTGAATAACTGCCAGGAGGAAGAGCAGCCCGGCGAACCTCTGTATATCGGTATGGATTTCAACGTCGGGAAAATGGCCGGAATTGTTCATGTGCTACGCCTTGGGCTTCCCTGTGCAGTTACGGAAATCATTAAGGCTTACGACACACCGGACATTATTCGCATCATTAAAGAGCGGTTCTGGCTGTATGACGGCCATGACTACCGGAAGGTGCGGGAAATCTATATTTACCCAGACGCCTCCGGTGATTCTCGTAAATCAGCCCATGCCAGCACTACGGATATCGCCCAGCTTAAACAGGCAGGCTTTAATGTGATCGTGAATGATTCAAACCCGCCAGTAAAAGATCGTATTAATTCCATGAACGCCATGTTCTGCAATGGCAATGGTGAGCGTCGCTACAAAGTGAATGTAAAGCGCTGCCCGGTATACACGGAGTCGCTTGAGCAGCAGGTCTGGGGCGAAAATGGCGAGCCTGACAAAAAAGCCGATAACGATCACCCCAACGATGCCGGCGGCTACTTCATCGTGAAACAGTTTCCGATCGTCAAACCAACCGGGAAAGTCACCCAACTGCGGATGTAAAACTATGCCTGATATTTCAACACCCAACCTCGACTATAACGACATGGTTGAGGCCTGGGATATCAACGATGCGCTGATGGGCGGTACGCTTGAAATGCGGCGGCAGAATAAAACCTATCTTCCTCGGTGGCCTAAAGAGGACAAGGAGGCCTACGAACAACGTCTGGCCGTAGCTACGCTTCTCCCTGCATATGAAGAGGCGATTAAGCAAAACATCGGTCGCGTGTTTGCTGAGCCGACGAGGCTTAGCGAAGAAACCCCCGAGAAGATTGTCGAGTTGGCTGAAAATATCGACATGGAAGGCGACCGACTTGATGTATGGGCGCAGCAATTCTTCTCGCTCGCGTTCCAGTACGGTCTGGCGCATGCCCTTGTGGACTATACGCGAACAGATCCAGAAGCGGTTAAGACGAGGGCTGACGAGCAAGCAGCTGGTGGTCGCCCATACGTGACAATGCTCAATCCCCGGCAGGTCATTGGCTGGAAGTCTGATGTTCGGGGAGGCAAAGTCATTCTGACGGATTTGCGCGTAAAAGAGGTTATCGTCGTTGATGGCAATGACTACGGGCAGACAAAGGTAGAACAGATTCGCCACATCATGCCGCGCAAGGTTGAGATATATCGCCGCAACAAGGGCGATAACGGCGAAAGCCAGTGGCAACTTCATGACCAGTGGAATACCAGCCGTGATGATATTCCTCTGGTGACGCTCTACACGAAGCGAACAGGATTTATGCGCGGCTCTCCACCGCTGCTGAACCTGGCATTGCTGAACATCAAGCACTGGCAGAGCCAGAGCGAACAGGACAATATCCTGCATGTCGCGCGTGTTCCTTTGTTATCGGCATTCGGTCTCGCCGAGGGTCAAGAGTTGACTATCGGATCATCGGTCGCAACTCTGTTCTCTGATCGCTCTAAGCAAGGGCTCGAATACACTGAACACACTGGATCGGCAATCGGCTCAGGTAAAACGTCTCTGGATGACCTGGAGAATCAGATGCGCCAGGCTGGGGCGAAGTTGCTTCGGGTAGAAAATACCTCGACCAAATCAGTCGATCAGACGCATGAAGAGCACATGCAGGAGAATTCGCCGCTGTACACGATGGCGAGTTCGCTGGAGGACGCGCTCGATAACATCCTGCAGATCATGGCGGAATGGCTTGGTGAATCCGAGGGTGGAAACGTCGATGTCAGAACTGAGCTGGATGTTTCGGCACAGACATTCGATTCCGCGGCCGCTACGGCTGTTCAGTCACTTCGGCAGGGTGGTGATATTCGCCAGTTTGATGCGGTTCGCGTTCTTCAGGCGCTGAAATTCATCGACCCGGACGCAAAACCTGAAGAGGTGATCGACGAACTGAGGAACCAGCAGGTGACGCTTGTCGGCGGCCTGAGTAACCAGGGTGGTGCAAATGGCAACGGCGAATGACAAGCTTCAGGATGAATCGATAGCGCATGCGATATGGATAGCGCGGTACAGCACCAGCGTTGCAAACAGGATGATAAAGGTCCTGAATGACAGCGACGCTGAGCTGACCGCCAGATTGCTGGTGGCCATGGATAGCCTGGATGCTGACAGCTTTACCGTATCGCGACTGGAAGCGCTGCTCGTTAGTGTCAGGGCTCTTAATCGCGAGGCTGTGCAGTCAATGTACGCGGGACTATCTGAAGAGTTGCAGCAACTCGCTCAGCACGAAGCAGGCTTTCAGCTGAGCCTGTTCCAGTTTGCGATCCCCGATGATGTTCTATCGCTTCATCCACTGGTGGGCATTTCACCGGATGTCGTTTACGCAGCTACGATGGCACAGCCGTTTCAGGGGCGCCTGCTTTCGGAGTGGGCAGATAACCTTGAAGCTGACAGAATGGCAAGAATATCCAATACAGTGCGGCAGGGTTTTCTCCTGGGCGATACACATGAGCAAATCGCCAGAAAGGTCCGTGGTCATGCTAACCGTGGCTATCAGGATGGCGCGCTGCAGATGAGCCGCACCAATGCCGGCAGTATTGCAAAAACGGCTGTGGGGCATCTTGCTTCTACGGCCAGGAAAAGCTTTGCAGATGCGAACGATGACATTTTGAAGGGTAAGCAGTGGTTATCCACTTTGGATAACCGGACATCAAAAGAATGTCGGATTCGCGACCGCCTCAAGTACACCCTGGATGGTAAACCCATCGGCCACAAAATCCCCTACCTTCAGGGCCCGGGGAAAATTCACTTTTGCTGCCGCAGCACCGAAACCTACATCCTTAAGTCGTCGGATGAGCTCGGTATTGCTGTGGGGCAAATATCGGATAGTTCCCGCGCCAGCATGGACGGACAGGTGCCAGCGGATACCGATTATCAGGGCTGGTTCTCGCGGCAATCATTCACACGGCAGTCCCAGATTGTCGGCGTGACGCGCGCCAGGCTGATTCGTGATGGCGGCATGTCTCCTGATGAATTCTATAACGACAGGGGAGAATGGCTGACGCTGGACCAGCTACGCAACCGTGACGCGCAGGCATTCAGCAACGCCAGGCTTTAATTTTCTATAAATCAACAATCAGGCTGCCTTCGGGTGGCTTTTTTATTGCCGTAATCCGGATGGTGAGCGGTGCAACGGTCGGATGACCCCAAAAAGGTATCAACATGAAACTGAAGACAGCAGAAGTAAACGGCAAACAGTATGCAGAAATTGACGCGAACGGTCTGCCCGTCTACGTCCACGACGACGGCCAGGAGGTCGGTTTTGATGCCGTCCAGGCAGTGGGAAAAATTTCCGCACTGAATGGCGAGGCAAAATCTCATCGTGAATCTAAAGAAGCTGCTGAAGCCAGCCTGGCTAAATTTGCCAAAATCGGTGACCCGGCGAAGGCGCTCGAAGCGCTGGACATGATGACCAAAATCGACCAGAAAAAACTGATCGACGCGGGTGCTGTTGACCAGGTGAAAGCGGATATCACCAAATCATTCCAGGCGCAGCTTGATGAAGCTACTCAGCGTGCGACGACCCTTGAAGGCCAGCTGTATCAGGAAATGATTGGCGGCCGGTTCTCAGGCTCGAAATTCATCGCAGATAAAGTAGCAATTCCGGCAGATATGCTTCAGGCGCGGTTCGGTCAGTCCTTCAAAGTCGAGGACGGCAAAGTCGTTGCCTATGATGGCTCTGGCAACAAAATTTATTCCCGTTCTAAGCCGGGCGAACTGGCGGCCTTTGATGAGGCGCTGGAATTCCTGGTGGAGCAGTACCCGCAGAAAGATCACATTCTGAAGGCCAGCGGCAATCAAGGAGGAGGCTCTCGCCAGTCTCAGCATTCACTCGGGCAGAAAACGATGAAACGCGATGCGTTTACCAGTCTGAGCCCGACAGATCAGCAATCAACTCTCAAAGACGGTATCACCATCGTCGATTAATTCTTTGCCAGCCGCCGGATGGCTGCTGGTGCCGGAGCTGGATAGCTCAACCAACCCTATATTTTAATCTCCAAGGAATCTATACATATGGCTAATACGCTTACCGGGTTGATCCCGACTATCTTCACGGCTCTGGATACCGTATCTCGCGAACAGGTCGGTTTTATCCCGGCTGTATCGCGCAATGCTAAAGCTGATGCGGCGGCGAAGGACCAGACTGTTACTGCGCCGGTTGCGCCACCGGCAACCACTGTTGATATTACCCCGGGGGCTACGGCGCCGAATGACGGAGACCAGACGATCGGCACTGTTGATGTCAAAATCACCAAATCCAAAATGGCCCCGGTTAAATGGAACGGTGAGGAACAACTGGCGCTGGGGCCCGCAGGGACATACAACACCATCCTTGCTGATCAGTTTAAGCAGGCTTTTCGCGCGCTGGCCAACGAGATGGATGCGGATTTGGCGGCGCTGTATTTCGCCTCTTCCCGTGCTGTCGGTACTGCGGGTACAGCACCGTTTGGTATTGCCGGTGATTTATCAGATGCGGCAAATGCGCGTCAGGTTCTCTCTGACAACGGTTCGCCGACAACTGATCTGCAGATGGTTCTCGGTTCTTCGGCTATCGCTAACCTCCGCGGTAAACAGTCTGTTCTGTTCAAAGTAAACGAATCCGGTACTGATGCGCTTCTGCGCGAAGGTATCGTGGGGCAACTGGAAGGTTTCAATATCCACGAATCCGCGCATGTCAAGAAACGCGCTGCATCTCCGGCTGCCGGATACCTGGTAAATGGAGCAAAAGCTGAAGGCGATATTCTGATTGCGATTGATACCGGCACAGGTGCTTTTGCAGCGGGTGACATCGTGACGTTTGACGGGGACAGCAATAAATACCTTGTTGCTGCTGCGACGGCCACAGCAATCACCCTGGCTGCTCCTGGCTTACGTCAGGTACTAGCCGACAACACCGCTATTACCGCTGGTGGCGCCTACACCGCAAACATGGCGTTTGATCGTAATGCATTCCTGCTTGCATCCCGAACTCCGGCAATGCCGCAGGGCGGCGATACCGCGGATGATGTGATGAACGTTACTGACCCGGTATCTGGCATCACTTATCAGGTAGCACTGTACCGCCAGTATCGCCAGGTGCGTTACGAAGTCGGTTTGTCCTGGGGCGTAGCGGCAGTTAAGTCGGCGCACTCAGCGTTGTTGCTGGGCTGATAAACAGGGGCTTCGGCCCCTTTTTTTAGTGGAGGGCTAATGGCCGGATTAACAAAAGAGCAGCGCGCCCAACGAGCTGCTGAGCAAACTGCGTCTACGCAGGCGGATAACAACGTACCCGTATCGACCATATCGCAGCTGGTGACGATGATTACCGATTTCCCGGCATTCCCCGGCGCCCCCAATACCGCCAACGTTCACCCTGATGAAGTGGAGAACTGGAAGGCGCACGGCTGGAAAGAAATGGAGTGATGCATGATCACTTTCATCACCGTTGAAGACGTCAATTCGATTCTCGGTGCCACCTGGACAGATGAAAGCAAAAAAGCCAAATCTGTGCTGATGGCTAATACCTGGATGAATGGACTTAACCTGAAAATGCCGTGCAATAAGGCAACTCACGAAATCATCATTCCTGACGATGTGAAACAAGCTGGCGCCTATGCGGCGCTAGCGGCCTCGAATGGTGGCCTTTATCAGCAGAAAACCGATTCTGGTGTGTTGCTGAGTAAGACGGTAGATGCCGAAGATGTCAGCGTTTCAAAGACCTTCGCGGAACTCGCTACCAACAGCTCGGCATTGCTTGATTCCGATCTGCAGCTGGCGCTTGCAATGCTAAAGCCCTATGGCGTTAGTCAGTCTCAGGTACGGCTGGTAAGGGGGTGATATGCAAAACACTGATGTGCATTATGCCGGTGACGGGCTCGGCCCTCGCGATGTGTTTGTGAATGGAAACCCGATCAATTATGTCGTTTACGCAAACCCGGCAAAGGGCGTTGTTGAGTTTGCTCCGCTTCCGCTGAGGGTTAAACGCAACGGCGAAATCTATACCAGGAAACTGCGTGGTAACGTCCTGGTCCTTTTTACTGGCGGATATGTTTCTAACAATATCCCGCTTCAGCGTTTTGGTGAAAAAGGCATAGAGGAGGTAGACCGTGGGTATCCGCGACGAACTCCAAACTGAAGTCGCCGCAGCCTTCGATACAGACCTGCAGGATGCCGTTAAGGATTTCACTGGGTCATACACCGTTCGAGGTGCCTGGGACCCGGTGACGGAAACCGGCACTGAAACGCAGGTGACTTACTCGGGGCGTGGAGTGCTGGCGCGTTATAAACTGCGCCGTATCGATGGCGTTAACATTCTGCATGGTGACGTGAAGCTAACCGCCCTGGTCAATGAGGTGACTGACAAGCCGGCAGTCGGGCATATCATCACCGCACCGGATTCTATTACGGGTGAGCTTCAGCGTTACGAGATCATCACCGCTTCTGCCGACTCTGCTGGCGCTGCGTACTCCATTCAACTGCGGAGGGTGTGATATGGCTAAGGGCTGGAACATTGACCCGGTGGCATTCGCCGGGCTGGTGGCCGAAGATGTCAAACTACGCCAGCGGACAATCGCCATTCAACTGCTGAATGAAATTGTTCAACGGTCGCCGGTAGGAAACCCGGAGCTGTGGGCCATCAACGCGACCGCGGTTCAATACAACAAAGCTGTTGGGGAATGGAACGAATCTCTTTATGCCGATCCTTCTAACCTGACCAAAACCGGAAAGCTCAGGAAGAAAGTCCGTGTTAATGACAGCATGGATATCAGGCGGCCGGCTGAGTATCGCGCAGGAACCTTCAGGGCATCGCATTTTGTCAGTATCGGCGAACCCGATCACTCCGTCCCGACCGAACCGGATCCGCGTGGGACAATGACGTTTCTTAATGGCAAAAATATCATTGAACAGGCGCCAGCCTACTCGGTGATTTACATCCAGTCGAACCTGCCTTACTCCGTGCCTCTGGAGAATGGCCACTCAACGCAGGCGCCGACAGGCGTCTATGCCGTCTCGTTTAATGGTGTGATTCAGGCCTACAAATGACTCTCACAGAAATCAGAAACGCTGCCATTTCCCGAATGGCGGCACAGACCGCTATTGCCTCTGATGCGGTGGATTATCCCAATGGTCCGGTATTTGACCCCGGCGGCCGCGATATCTGGGCCCGCCTCACTAACATTGCAGGACAGGCTGGCGCAACCGAGATCGGGGACGGGCCGGTCGTGCACAGGACAGGTTTACTCATCATTCAGCTGTTTGTTCCGGTCGGTTCCGGGACGTTGCTTATCTCCCGGACCGCCGATCAGCTAACGGAGCTATTTGAGTTCAAGGACGACGGAAAGCTGAGTTATTTCGCCGTTTCTGCTGTACCGGCAGGCGAGACCGATGGCTGGTTACAGCTCAATCTTCAAATTCCTTATCGCGCTCTGTAGCGCACAAAAAACAGGAGGCTCCTGTGAGCTCAGGTGCAAAAGTAGTAGCCGCGTTTATTCGTGAGACAACGCCAGGTATCACGCCAACAGCAGGGGCGTGGAACCTGCTGCGGCGTTCTTCATTTGGTCTGAAACCAACGCAGAACACCAACGACAATGACGAAATCGCTGGTGAACGCATGGCGCAGGGTGTTTCACGCGGCACTGTGGATGTCGGCGGCGATGTCGGCACGCGGTTTCGCTGGAACCAGCATGATGATTTTCTTGCCAGCTGTTTCGGTACCGAATGGGTAAATAACGTGCTGACGATGGGTAACGGTCGTATTACGTTCTCCGTGGCGACCTTTGCCAGTGATGTGGGGATCGCCCAGATTGCCCGCGGTTGCCAGGTTGGCACCTTCCAGATGGAAATCCCGGCCGATGGTGATATCACTGCAACCATTACGTTTGCAGGGCTGGACTGGGAGACGAAAGGGGACGACACAAGCTATTTCACCGCACCGGTGGATTTGGCGGGGGCGCTGCGTTACTCCTTCAAAGAGGTCACGAACATCCGGCTGAATGGTGTTGATGGCGGGACAGGCTTCTGCGTCGACACCTTTAACATTCAATTCAACAACAATATGCAGACCCAGCGCTGCATCGGTACCGGTTCGGCGTTCGCCGGCGCAAATATACCGACAACCTTTACCCCGTCAGGTCAAATCACTCTGTCATGGTCAAAGGCTGCCTGGGAGGTTTACAAAAAAACGTTCACCGGCGAAACGGTGCCGTTTAGCTTCACGCTGGAGAATGCTGAAGGCGCCTATACCTTCGATTTCCCGGAAGTGCAGATTTCCGGCGACTGGCCTGATGCGGGCAGTACTGACATTGTTCAGGTTCAGCTGGATATCACCGCGGCCAATACTCCGCCAACTATTAACCGCGTTCCTGCCACTACTGGCGGTGGTGATTAACATTAGCCCTCTTTGGAGGGTTTTTTTATGGAGTTTTTATGCTGATTGTTACCCCGAAAATTGATTTAAATGGTGAGCGCTGGTTTTATCCCTACAAAAAGCCAGAAGGCAGCAAAAAGGAATTCTCGCCGGAAGAAGAATCGCTGTTCAAACTTCGCCTGCTGGTGGCCAGCAGCGAGAATCCGCAATATCGCTCTCGTAACGCGCTGGTGCGCCGCCACATCGATAAGATGGACGCAGGTTATAAGGTGGGGACAACGGATTTTAATCTCGCCAGCGTGGACGATATCGACTCTGTTGATGACCTGCTGATCGATAACGTAGCGCGGTTCCTGCTGAAAGGCTGGGAAGGTGTGGGCCAGCTGGTGGATGGCACAGAGGTTGCTCTCGACTATACCCCAGAACTCGGGACCGCCATGCTGAAACAGCACCCGGAGCTGTACTGGCTGATACTGGCCGAGTCCGCGAACATTGCTCAGGGTAAAGAGCAGCAGACTCAGGAAACCGTAAAAAAGCCTTAGAGGCGCAGAAGTGGCTTAAGGAGTTCGGGGTCGAACGGGGAGATAAGGCAAAGTGGCGGCGGGAGAAATTAAATCTCCCACCAATCCCTGAGCCTGAGATTGATGCTGTGACGGGGGAGATCCTCAACGCTTACGCCATGATATCTCGCGGCAGGCAGTATGCAGGAATGGCTGGCGTACCGCTCCCGTTGTCCCTGAGTGATATCGAGCGCTATCTGGCTTCTCGCTCCATCCTGATTGACCGTATCGAGTTTGACGCTGCGATACTGGCACTGGATGATGCTTGGCGAGATGCGTGGGCTAAATATCAGAAGGATAACAATAAGGGCACATGAACATCGATACTGCCAGCATAGCGTGACTCCTAAAGTGCAATATGGAGGAGGACGGTATTCTTGCAATAATGCAGTTCGCATTGATGCTCAGTCCTGGCTACCCTTAACAGATATGTTTTAAACGTGAATGTTTTAAACGTGATGAGTTCGATATCACCATGGATGAAGACGGCCATTCTTTGCAAATGATGATAGATCATTACCAGTTTAAATGGCCTAATAGGCGAGATTTTGTAGTCAGGATATGTGAGTTGATTACATATTTAAGCACAGTTAGTGTAAAGTCTCTGGTTGACGAAACTTAGCTGAAGCACATAGAATTCTAAACCCACATAGTATAGGCGTAAGTTGGAATGGCGGCAGGCATACCTAAGGAAAAATCAGTAGAACTGATCGAAATGTATGGAGACATGCTAAAGGCTGGCGTTTCTATCGATGAGATGTCCTACTGGCGTTCATTACGTGAGTTGGAAAATGATAACTCTTCCGCTTCGGTAAGCGCTCTGGGTTTGCTTCATGCTACTGCTGGATTCATTGATAAAGCGAATCAGGTTTTTACAGATGGGGTTGAGAAATTCCATGATGCATCAATTCCGGCGAACCATCTGTTCATGCTCAGAGCGACCAGAAATGAGAATCTGGTTAAAGATTTTGCGTATGCATATGCCGATAAGTACCAATCAAAAAAAATGACAGTGTTTGCCTATTCTTATGCCTATCGCTACGGTGATAAGGCTGCATTGGATAGGTACATGAGCCAACACATAAAGTTGCTCTCTGATGAGGAGGGAAGGTTATTGGCTGAAAAACACAAAGAAGAATTACTTACGGAACTAGATGATGCTTATGTATCATCTGGTTGCACCAAGGAGCAATTCCAGCTTCTTGCTGAAACCATTGCTAAAGTGGCTAAAGAATATGAGGCTAACTATGGGCACATTGAAGTTAGTAAAAACCATAATTGTTGCTATGTTGTTGATATAAATAACAAAGACCCCAAAACAATTGCGAAAATGAACTATTCTCTGGCTGAAGCTGTCTGTATGGAGCCGTTGTTGGATAACTGTAAGCTTATCGGAAGGTTTTCACCGATAAGAGAGCTGCATACAGGGGTGAGCTATGTCGGTTAATAGCACTAATTTCATTGAAACAGCTTTGTGTTGCATGAACAGTGAAACTGAATCAGGTTATCGCAGTTGTATATCTCGTGCTTACTATGGCATGTTTCATGAGGCCATGACGTCACTAACATGCGTTCCGGCTTATAGTATGAATCACCACACTAGTCTCATCAGTTATATGACAAATGCTTCCGAATGTAAGTTGGAGCCTTATGACAAGCACAAGCTAAAAGTTATGGGATATAACCTAAAACAAATGCGAGATGCTAGGAATGAAGCAGACTACCATATTTCTGAAGTCACCGTTTCTAGAGAAATGGCAGAGGCAGGGCTAGAGTCTGCTGGTCTTTTCTTTGGAAAATGGATAGATCTTAAGGAAGCAAAGGCATCGTAAATGTTCTCGATTAAGAAACCCGCCCCCGGCGGGTTTTTGCTACCTGTCCGTCTTCATTGCCCAAATAGTTTAGATAGCCCCGCGGTAGTCGCAGCTTGCACCACAGTTTTAAGGGCTTCTGTTGATAGTTCACCAAGTGTTGATTTAGCCTTTTCTTTCTGCTCATCATTCATGTTTGAAATCGCGATCAGGTCTTCTAGGACGACTACTGCTTCGCGATGAAATTTGATGGTCTGAACGTTGAGAATTGCTGAGAGGCCGCCGTCGTTGAGCATAAAATCAATGCCTTTTGACGTAACCGTAGCACTTTCGAAAAGCCAGCGAGAATCACCAGAATCTAAAGTTGCCGCACTTTCCATAATTCTTATTAATCGATGTTCCGCAAGGTAGTAAATGTTTGCTGATAAAACTTTTGGGTCTGCTTTATCTATAAGGTCTGAATGGTAATCTATGTCATCAGGTTGATCCGGATATGCATCAATAAGGATCGTAAGCATTTCTTTTTGAAGCAGTCTATCGAATTTTTCCATACCAACTCCTTTTTGCTAGGTTTGTTTTCCAACTTACTATGGTAACGAAGCGTCGAACATCCTGATAAACGATCAGCCCTTTTGCCGCCCCCTCGCATCCCTGCTAACCTGTGTGCAAATGTTAATGATGGGGATAGGGATGTGGAATTAATCATAATTTGCGCAATTATTGGGTGTGTACCGGCAGCGATAGCGAGCAATAAGGGACGATCGTTTTTTGCCTGGTGGTTATACGGAGCGCTGCTTTTCATCGTTGCTTTAATTCACTCACTGTTAATCAAGAAGGATGCTCGCGCCTTGGAGCAGAGCCAACTTGACGAGGGGTTAGTTAAATGCCCATATTGCGCAGAAATGATCAAGCCAGAAGCCATAAAGTGTAAGCACTGCGGTAGTGATGTAAAAGAAGCGCTAGAAGTTGCAAGGCTCGGAAATTTCAAGCCTAGCGATATTCCGTTTGATGCATTTTTTAGCAGAAAAAAGGTAGGCTTTGATGTTAATGAAGCGGCGGTAACTAACTTGGTTTCACTCTTAAAACAAGCCAATCCTGACTTAAATCCCGAGAACATCAAAGAAAAATATATTATGCAAATTGATGATTTGGTAAATCAGTTACCTAGTGGAATACGGGATGAATTCATTCGAACTTATAATGCGAAATTTTGATAACTGAGCCCACCATTTGGTGGGTTTTTTATTGCCGCCACCATAACACGAACCTCGCTCCGGCGGGGTTTTTTATTGCCCGGAGAACGTTAAATGACAGAACAAACCTCCCGCCTGGCCATTGTTATTGATAGCTCTGGGGCAGAGAAGCAGGCCGATAGTCTCACTGTAGCACTCGATAAAATGACCCAGTCTGGGGATAAGGCAGTAACCAGCATTGTCAAAGTATCTAAAGCTACAGATGAGGAAAAAGAGGCCCTAAATAAATTACGAGCTGCAATTGATCCGGTTGGCGCTGCAATCAATACGGTAGGCCGTCGCTTTAGTGAGTTGAAAAAATACTTCGAAAAAGGGCTAATTGACGAGGAAGAATTTCGTTCACTTTCTAAGATGCTGAATGACACCACCGAGGAGTTGAGCGGTGTCGCCCAGGCTCAGCGGGACGCGGAAAAGGCTGGTAAATTATCAGCAGCGCAGCAGGAGGCGCAAGCTCAGTCGCTTCAGAGAATGCTGGATAAAATTGACCCATTATCCGCAGCTCTTCGTAACCTGGATCAGCAGCAATCTGAACTGAATGAGGCTCTTGAGTCTGGGAAAATTAACCCATCACAATACGATGCATACAGCAAAAAATTGATGGAGACGCGCCGGGAAGTTACCGGGACGGCTCAGGCAGAACGTGATGCCGCAAAAGCTCACGAAGAGCAGGTAGCAGCGTTACGACGCCTTGAGGCTCAGATTGATCCTGTAGGGGAAGCTTTCCGACGTTTGAATGAGCAGCAGCGCCAACTGGATAGCGCCAAATCATCAGGGATGCTGTCGCCCCTGGCTTACGATCGCCTTAACAGCAAACTTGCAGAATCCCGCGATGCCCTGGAGAAAACCCAGGCGCAATTGGGTAAAACAGGCCAATCTGCAGCTCAGACTGCCAATGCTATGCGCATGATCCCTGCTCAAATGACAGATATTATTGTCGGCTTATCTACAGGTCAGTCGCCATTCATGGTGCTCATGCAGCAAGGCGGTCAGCTTAAAGACATGTTCGGCGGTATTGGTCCTGCGGTTAAAGGGGTTAGCGGGTATGTGCTGAGGTTGATTAATCCTGTCACTCTGGCTGCCGCGGCTGTCGGTGTTCTTGGTCTGGCATATTACAAAGGCTCTCAGGAGCAGGACGAATTTTACAAGTCGCTGACACTGACCGGTAATCTGGTTGGCAAAACATCCGGGCAACTGGCTGATATGGCGGCCCGTGTATCAGTCGCCGCGAACTCCACAACTGGCGCAGCGGCTTCAACGCTTAATCAATTGGTATCATCCGGGAAAGTCGCTGGCGACTCTCTGGAGCGCGTGACAACCGCTATCATTAAGACCAGCGAGGCGACAGGCATTGCTACCGATAAGCTGGTTGGTGATTTTAACGACATTGCTGCTGATCCGGTTGCAGCCATTACCAAACTAAACGATCAGTATCACTTCCTTACGCTCGCAACGTACAACCAGATTAAAGCTCTTCAGGATGAGGGGAATCAGCAGGAGGCGGCACGAGTAGCCAGTGAGTCGTATTCCGCTACGCTGATTCAGCGCTCTAATGATATTAAAGATAACTTGGGTTTACTTGAATCCGCATGGGCCGCTCTTGGCAGAGGGGCGAAAGGCGCATGGGACGCGATGCTCGACGTAGGGCGTGAGCAAACACTCGAAGATAAGCTAAAAACCCTGAATGAAAGCATAGCCGAAGCCCAAAAAGGACAGTCCGAAGGTGGGCTTTGGAATGGACTAAATGCAAGATTCACTAACCTCCCAGCAATGATGAAACTGAGGGATGACTTGCAAACTCAAATTACCGTTCAGGGTGTGCTAAATGACTCTATTAGCACTTATAACAAGCGACAACAAGAAGGGATCGAAGCCCAGGAGCGTATTAATAAGCTAACAGACCAAACCCTTACAAATTCCCAGAAACGGAAAAAGGCACTGGATGAATTAACAAGGGATTTGGCAAAGGCAAGGGCGGCCGGCAACTCAATTAGTGCAGAAGAAGAGGCAAAACTTCGCGCAAATATAAACGAGAAGTACAAGGATCCCAAAGCACCAAAAACGCCAAAAGAAAAAGCCTACACAGAAGATGCCGCCACCCGCCTGCTCGACCAGATCAATCACCAGACTGCCGCTATGCAGTCTCAACTGGACGCAAGTGACAAGCTCAACAGTGCGACACAGGCTCGCGTTAAGTTTGAACAGCAGATTGCTGATCTCAAGTCTAAAACGCAGCTTACCGCCGACCAGAAGTCGATTCTTTCCCGTTCTGATGCAATCTTGCAGGCCTACAAGCAACAGGAGGCGTTACAGAACTCCGTTAAGACTTTGGACGACTACCGGAAAATGCAGGAGCAGGTCGCACCGAAGGAACTGCGACAAAATGAGACTTTGCAAAAACGTCTCGAAATCCTGCAAAAGATGGTCGATCTCAAAAAGTTGTCACCGGAGGATGCTGGAAAGCAGGCCACTGACCTCATTAGCAAATCAATACTCCCCGATTCCGTCATATCAGGGGTTAACAAGGTTGGTGGAACGCTCACTTCAAGTGCGACTAACAGCGACCTGGCAGGGCAAGGCCTGAACATGATAGGGCTGCAAATCGATCCGCAGCTTGAAATCATTGAGAAGTTAAAACTTGCCCAGACTGATTATGCGGCTTGGCTGAATCAGCAGCAGCAGGCAATAACGCAGAGCACAGTCCTGAATGAGCAGCAGAAGCAGCAACAGCTCCTGGACTTGCAGCAACAGGGCCAGCAGAACCAGGAGGCGTTAAGCAGAGCGGTGTACGTTGCTCAGATGCAATCTGCCCAAAATTCCTTCTCCGGTATCACCGATGCGATGGGAACGATGTTCGGTGAGCAATCCGCGATGTATAAAGTCGCCTTTATGACCCAGAAAGGATTCGCCATCGCTCAGGCTGCCTTACAGCTCCCCATGGCGATGGGGCAGGCATTAGCCGGATTACCATTCCCCGCTAACCTTGCTGCCATGGCTAATGTTGTGGGGATTATGGCATCCATCTCTTCGAGCATCACCAGCGCTGCTGCTGTTGGCTTCGCCTCCGGCGGTTATACCGGCCCCGGTGATAAGTATCAGCCCGCGGGTATTGTTCACAAAGGTGAATACGTCTTTGACCAGGCATCAACGAACCGGATAGGGGTGTCTCAGCTTGAGGCGCTTCGGAATGGTAAACCGCTCGATGCCACGCTCAGCAAACCGGGTTTTGGGACCGGGGTGCAGAACGTGAATAGTGATAACAGCAGGAAAACCACTATTCATGCACCGATAGAACAGCATTTCCATTCACCTGCTGGTGTAACCCCTGACCAGATGGCTATCTCCATGGCACAAACGCAGAAGCGGGCGACAACAGATGCGCTTAATCAGGTTGCAGCGCAAGTGCTGAAGGGGGACGGGAAGGTGGGTAACGCGATGCGAAGTAAATATCCTGGCAGGGGGATGAGTTGATGGCTGATATCTATTATCCACATGACAGCCTCCCGATGCCATTACAGGAAGGGTACGGATTCCAGCCTGTAAGCCCGTTAAAACGAACTCAGCTAACCACCGGCCGCGCGCGGCAAAGGCGAGCTTATACGTCAACGCCGACGCAGGCCAGTATCACCTGGTTCATGGAAAACGATGCTCAGGGACTGGCGTTTGAATCGTGGTTCCGCGATGCATTATCTGATGGTGCGGCTTGGTTCCTGATGAAGCTGCAGACGCCGGCGGGAATTAAGTTTTATAAATGCTGGTTTACAGATATTTATCAGGGGCCGGAGCTTGTTGCACCAATTTACTGGAAGTATTCAGCGACTCTTGAGTTATGGGAGCGTCCGCTTATTCCGGCCCCGTGGGGGAATTATCCGGAATGGATAGTCGGCAGCTCGCTGCTCGATATCGCGCTGAATAAGGAGTGGCCAAAGCATGACGCAGATTAACCGCCTTTACGCCAGTAGCGGGCCGGAGGTGATCATTGAAACGCTGCAGATAACCATCGGTTCAGATGTTCACTATCTGTGTAAGGGCTACGAGGATATTACCGCGACGACGGAGAACGGCGAGACCGTAACGTTTACCGCCTGCGCGATGGATATTGCGCTGCCGGCGCGTAACGAGGACGGAACGCAGGACCTGAAATTCGCTTTGTGCAATATCGACGGCGTTGTGTCCACGGCGATCCGCAATGCGCTGGCGAACCGCCTTTCGGCGTCGCTGACTTACCGGAGTTATATCTCCACAGATTTAGCGGCGCCTGCAGCGGTACCGTATACGCTGCAGGTCAAATCTGGCTACTGGACAGCGACAGAGGTGCAGATCACCGCGGGCTATATGAATGTCCTCGATACCGCCTGGCCGCGATACCGTTATACGCTCCCTTTATTCCCCGGTCTGCGTTACATCAGCTAAGGAATCCCAATGTTTAACCCTGACAAATACCTTTCAGTCACCTGGCTGAAGGGCGGTCGCACGTACCCAGAACTTGACTGCTTCGGCATTGTGAACGAAATCCGGGCGGACCTTGGACTGCCTCTCTGGCCTGAGTTCGCCGGGGTGACCAAAGACGGCGGCGGACTCAATCGAGAAGCGCGCCGGATGATGCTTTCTCTGGAGCGCTGCGAACCGCGCGAAGGCGCCGGGGTGGCCTGTTATTCCGGTTCAACCGTCACCCATGTCGGTATCGTCGTCAATATCGGTGGCCTGCTGCACGTGGCGGAATGTAATCCGGGAACGAACGTCACCTTTCTGCCGTTGCCGCGATTTAAGCGGCGATTTGTCAAAGTGGAGTTCTGGCAATGACCATTCGTTTTTACCCGTCGCGGCTGCCCGGTGAACCAGTCGAAACGCATCAGCATGGCGTTACCACCATTCGGAGCTGGCTGGTTGCCAATGTCGCAGATTATGAGGATCGGGATGTTCCACCGCTGGCTATTGAACTGGATGGCCAGCCGGTACCACCTGGCGAATGGGCGTTTTGCATCATCCGACCGGAGAGCGATGTCCGCATGTACCCGGTTCCTTTCGGGCTTGAAGTAGCAACGATCGCGTGGATAGGGGTAGGTATCGCTGTGGCAACGGCGGCTTATTCACTGTTCATGATGGGTAATATTGATGCTGGTGGCTACACGTCATCCACCGGGCGAAGCCTCGACCTGAACCCAGCAAAGGCGAATACGGCGAAACTCGGTGATGCCATTCGGGAGGTATTTGGGCGCGTGCGTATTTATCCTGATTATGTTGTGCAGCCCGTTACCCGGTTCGATGCTGCCGATCCCACGAAAATGCGGGTGCAGATGCTGCTGTGCCTTGGTGTCGGAGCTCTGGATTATACCAATGGTGATATCCGCGTTGGCAGTACGCCTGCATCTACCCTGCCAGGATTCAGCAGCACGCATTATCCCCCAGGTGCGGACGTATCAGGCGATGAGCGCAGTGAAAACTGGTTCAATTCTACCGAGGTGGGTGGGACGTCATCCGGTACCGGTCTTGATATGGCCCAGACCTCTCCAGATTCGACAGATATCAACGCCGATAGTATGACCGTTTCTGGTGCATCCGTGACGTTTACCGGGCTGGACACGGATGATGGCGATGATGACGACGAGAACGACAATTCTCTGCCGGATAGCTGGGTAGAAGGCGCGATTGTTGAGATAAAGGCTCCCGCCAACTACCAGATATCAACGGCGGCCGGGTACAGCGTTATCGCGAGTCCGCTGCTGACGGAGATCGCGCCGGTGATTGGTATGCCGGTGACGCTGGGGTTTAACTCAGTCGATTACGATTTGTTTATCGCGTCATATACCCCTGGCCAGGCTGCGGTGCCGGGCACCGGGGGAAGTGCGGCAAAAGTTCAGGCCAGCGCAGCACCTACCACCTACGACTTTTCGACCAGCTCCAGCACGTTCACGATCACGTGGCAGGGGATCGCTTACGCGGTGTCGCTGGTGGCGAACTATATCTCGATGTCGGGACTGTTGGCGGCTATCACCGAAGGGCTCACTGGCTCCGGCCTGGTCGCGCAGGATAACAGCGGGACTGTAGTGATAACTGAGGCGGCCAGCCCGTTCGCGGGAGGGGCGATCACATCCTCTTCGCTGCCTGCTGCCGTTTTCGGTGATGCCCCTGTTTACACCGCCGGCACGGCATCAACCGGCGGCAGCCCGGCGGTAACGGCAAACGTGACGCTTGCCTATAACAGCGCCACGGGAACGGCCTTTTCCGGCATGCCGGATGGTATGCAGCGGCTTTCACTTGCTCACCGTGGGAATGAGTACCGGATTGCGTCTGCAGACGGCACGACGGCGACGGTGGCGCGTCTGGTTAACGGTGCAGTTTATGAGTCATGGCCGGGATTCACCACCAGGACGATGATCGACTATGAGGCCACTGGCCTTAACGACACGCTGAGCTGGCTGGGGCCGTTTCTGGTATGCCCTGAAAATGAAGTGGTGGATATGTTCGAAGTGAATTTTTCATTTCCGAACGGCATCTGCGGTTTTGACAGCAAGGGCAAAAAGCGACTCCGGCATGTTGAGTGGGAAATTCAGTACCGGATTTACGGCTCCGGCTCAGGGTGGGTAAGTAAACAGGGCGAGTACGCGCTGAAAAACGTCAACGGCCTGGGCTTTACTGAGCGGATTGTTCTGGGCTCGCCAGGCCTTGTCGAAGTGCGTTGCAGCCGCCGTAATGAGCAGGGAAGTAATAATGCTCGCGATTCGATGTACTGGCAGGCACTACGCGGGCGACTGCTGACTCGCCCAGCCTCCTATCCCGGTGTGTCGCTGATGGCGGCGACTGTCGAGACGGGCGGTAAACTGGCGGCACAGTCTGACCGCCGCGTAAACGTTGTTGGGACGCGTGCCTATGAAACCGGAACGGCCAGAACCATTTCGGGGGCGCTGCTGCATGTCGGGAACTCGCTGGGACTGGAGATGGATGTCGATACCATTAACGGCATTGAGTCCGCGTACTGGACCCCGCGGGGAGAGTATTTTGATTTCGCTACTGGCGACAGTATCTCGGCACTGGAAATGCTGCAAAAGATCGCCAACGCCGGGAAGTCACGTTTTCTGCTGAGTGATGGCCTGGCGACAGTAAACCGGGAAGGGATTAAGCCCTGGACAGGTGTGATCACCCCGCATGAGATGGTCGAAGAGCTGCAGAGTGGTTTCACTGCTCCATCTGACGATGATTACGACGGCGTTGACGTGACGTACATTAACGGGACCACCTGGGCGGAAGAGACGGTTAAATGCCGCACTCCCGATAACCCAACACCGGTGAAAATCGAGGATTACAAACTCGACGGGGTATTGAGCCAGGATCACGCTTATCAAATCGGGATGCGGCGCCTGATGAAATACCTGCAGCAGCGGGTAACGTTCCAGACGACGACCGAACTGGACGCGCTCTGCTACAACGTTGGCGATCGTATTGTGCTGACCGACGATATACCGGGGAATAACACGATTTCCGGTCTGGTTGAGGAGATGACAACAGCTGGCGGTTCAACGACCTTCACCGTTACGGAGCCGCTGGACTGGTCTTTTGAAAACCCTTGTGCGCTGGTCCGTTACCAGGATGGCTCGGCCTCCGGGCTGATGGTGGCGACCAGATCAGGGGATTATCAACTTTCGGTCCCGCATCTGAGTGAGTTTGATGACCTGCTGAAAATCAATTTATCGTCTGCAACCATCGAGCCGATCCGGCTGGTGTTCTGCGGCTCAACGCGGCATATCTATGATGCGCTGGTGGCAGAAATTGCCCCACAGTCTGACGGCACCTGTCAGGTGACCGCCAACGAATATCTTGAATCGTTCTACGCCTACGACGACGCCACATACCCCGGCGACGTCGCGTAATACCCCACAAAAACCCCTTATTAACTCTTTTCGCTCAAACCCTCGTTTGGGCGAACGCCTTTTTTGGAGCAAAAAACATGGCTGCAGATGAACTGAATCCGCCGCTGGGTACGACGACGCCTGAAATCTTTTTAGATAACGTTAAGCGGGCCGATCGGTTAGTGAACGGCCCGGCAGGAACGGTTAACGACCGCGCAGGTGAACCGCTCGATACGTGGCGCCAGATGATGGCGAAAAATGATGAAGTCCGGCAAAACATCATCCCGCTGAGTCGCCAGTACATGACGCTGGCCGTAGCGCAGGATGATATTGCGAATATTCCGGCGGGCTCCACAACCTATGTGCGCAGCCAGGACGGCAGCGCGCTGGCTGATGAGTACCTGAGTGATGGTGTGACTCTGACGGCAACCGGCCGAAGGATGCCCTCTCAGGGCTCTGTCGATGCACTTATCCAGTTTATTGAAAACTTTATTGCCACCGGCACCGTCAGCGGTGACTTTTTCCCTTTCTTTGTCGATGGGGCCGGAAATGTGCCTTTGTACTGGGATAATGGTTTTGCTGTTTCGCGTATTGCCACATCGTTGTATCAGATGATCTATGAGGATGTTCATGCGCGGCTTGGGGATGCGCTGAATGCACAAGTGACAGGGGTTTCCCCAGGCTTTTTTCCGTTATTCATGGACAGCGCGGGAAATGTACCGGTGTACTGGAATGGCGGGCTGGATGCGTCGGCAATTGCGACGGGGCTGCTGGAAAAAATATGGTCTTATATCAACGGTATCATCGCCAGCGCGCTTAACCAGAATGTCCCTCTGATTTCCCCTGGCTTTGTACCGGGGATGATGGATGCCGCCGGGAACGTCCCGTTCTGGTTCCATGATGGAAAGCTTGATGCCAGTGGGGTCGGGCCGAACATTCGCGGGGATATGGTCAGCTGGTTTCAGGGGAGGATGTACTCTGCCGTCTACAATATTCCGCTGCATACTGATGGCCGGACGCTCTGGCGCTGGAAAGCGAAGAAAGCACAGCTCAAAGCAGGCCTGACAGTCCGTCCACACTTCATGCTGACGGGCGACAGCTGGACGCAGAATAACGAACTGGCCACAGCTATCGCCGGGCTGTTGCACAATGATTACGGTGACGCGGGTCTTGGCTGGAGAACTGTTAACTACGGGGCCGCGCGCGACGGTTCGGGAATATATCGATCAGAGGGATGGGATTTATATGATTCGTCCCCGACGAGCGGAGCGCCGCTTTATGGCTGTGGTATTGACGGCCAGTCAATCAATACCACGACGAGCACGGCCTATTTCAGGGTGACGAATGTCCGCTGCACTGACTGCCGTATTTACTACCAGGACCTGAACGGTAAGTTTCAGTACGGCTACGACGTTGGCGGGGTCACTCAGTGGACTGAGGTTGTCTGCGGGAATACCGGCGCGACAAATCGGTGTTGCTGACAGGCATGGCCGACGAGGCCAGGACGATTTACGTCAAAACTGATGGCAATACCGGGCGTGTGGCCATCCACGGTTTTACCTCTGGCGCGCCGGTGTGGCTGGTTGCGTGATGAGTAAGGCGGGTAACTCCGGGATTCTTGCGGACCAGTTTCTGTTGTTCTCCGACAAAATCGCGGAGTACCTGAGCACAATGCAGCCGGACGTCATTTGTATCGTCATCGGCAACAATGATTACCGTAATTCTGACGGGACACAGGTATTTAAAACCGCATTGCAGACGTACATCGCCGCCTGCCGCACGGTGTTGCCAGACGTTGGTTTATCCTGATGGCACCACCCCGCACGAACGGAACGGCGGTAACGCCGCTCGTTGATTTCCGTGACGTGATGCACGATCTCTCGCAGACGCTGAATGTCGAGTTCTTCAGCATCTATGACCTGTTTGACACCTGGACTGAAATGAACAGCCTGGGCTGTTTCCTCGATAATCTTCATCCGAATGCTACAGGCAGTAATCTGGTCGCATCATCACTTAATAACGCACTGATTAAAGGCTAATTTATTATGAATACTGTTTATATCCCAAAACTCGGTGATGTCGTGATCCCCGGAGCACATCCGAAAAAAGGTCATTTCATGCAGCCAGACCTTCCTGTAACAGCGGGGCTTAAAGGATTGTACATTCAGGGAGGAACAGCAGACCTCAGCATGAGGAATCGCGCCGACAATTCCGCCCCGCTGACAAAAATCGGAACCCCGACAATCCTCTCCGAATTTGGGGCGATCTGTAGTTTTGGAAACTGTTTTGATACCGGGAAGGTCTCAACCAAAAACCAGACGCATATCGTGATCTGTAAGCCGGTAAAGCCGACAGCGGCAACCGAAACGCAGCAGGCATTCATGATGGGGAACTACAGCTATTCCGGCGCACCGGCTGTCTACCGCGGCGACGGGCTTGCATTTCTGTTTTCCGGACAAAGCCTTTACGGAGCGTTTGTTGAGGATAACGGTGCTACGCCGTTGAACATGATCAACTATTACAGCGCAGCGTATGACAGCGCCAGATGGGCCGCCTTTGTCGAGCTGGTTGACGGTGATAATAATGTGGCGAGGATTGCAGCCCGGCAGGGAGGCGCCCTGAACTGGCAGAACTCCAAAACCCTGACCAGCCGCACAGCTTATACCGACCGTACGATCCGCATCGGATCGCATCATGCGCCAGCTGCCTATCCAGCAGGGGCAAATATCACGATGGGGATGGAATTGATTTTTGAAACAGCGCTGACTCAGGCTCAGGTCGCATCAGTCCTCGATAGTGTAAGTGCCTACCTCAGCGCAGCATGGGGAATTACTGATTTAGGTTAATCTCTGCAATAAGACTAAGTAGTATTTCGCTTTTTCAATTTGAATGAACAACAGCCCTCCATAATTTATGAGGGCTGTTACTGATTTTACTGTTATGAATTTATTACGTTCTCTAAGTTCTGTGCATTACCTTTAACAATATTGTCTCTGGTGATAGTGCTGGCCATATAGTCAGCGCTCGCCGCGGACATGCCTTTTGCGTTGCCTTTTATGATGCTGTCTTTGAGAATAGCGTCAGTTAACTGGGCACTAATCCCGATCCCGTTCTGACCATTATTCAGAAGCATGGCGCCCCGAATAATGACGTTTTCCGCCGCATTGCCAAGCTGGATACCGCTCCCGCCATTTCTGGAGAAAGAGCCACCATTAACGGAGACCTCCCGGATCGGTGTTGTGACATTCGTTGCAGCAACAACCCGCAGTCCGTGGCTCTCGTTGTCTTCTGAAATGCAGTTGTCGAGGTAGTATCCGCGCGCATTATCTCCGATTTCAGCGTTAACGTAGTCTGCCGTTTTATACACTGCAAACCCGTTGCCGTTTCCGAAGCCCATCTGACGAGGCGTAAAGTATGGGTTCTGGATATAGCGGGTTCCGTTCTCCATGGCTTTACAGTCAGAGAAAACGGCATTTATGCCATAACGAACTTCGCCAACCTGACTGCCATTATCTGCGGCGAATCCATTCAGGTTGCGGAATGCCGTGCAGTTAGCATAGGAAAGGCCATTACAGCCAGCGTTACCGAAGCCAACCGCATTGCCTTCGCTATAGCAGTTCGTAACGTTAACACCCACCGGGAAATCGCCGATAATCGTCTCGCCGCTGCTCTCGCGGTGGTTGTGCCACTCAAAGAACATGCCGTGACCATAGTTATTCCGGTTAATGCAGTTCATCACCTGAATCGGCTCCCGTCCGGCGAGAAACGCGCCTACCCCGATCCCCATCCCGGCGCAGGACCCATCCTGTTTGTTCTGCCCGCAGCCCTCAGTAACAATATGATCCAGGACGCCGGACATAATCATGTCCACGCCGAATCCGGTTATCGCTGATTTATAAATCCAGATATTCCGGGCGGTAAAATCCTTAACATACTCCATATTAATTCCACGACCCGCGCGAGAGCTGAGAATATCCAGGTTAAAGCCCAGGTTTTCGAAAGTGATTTTTTCGTAAACGTGATCGCTCAACTTCTCATTTTTAAACGGAACGTCCGCGCCGCAAATAATCGTGTTGTACATCCCGTCGCCGTAGATGTGGTTGAAGCTCTTGATGTAACAGCCGGAAATTTTATACAGCCCACTTTCCATATAAACCTTGCCGCGTTTCTGGCGCTCCATTTTCAGGCAGAGCTTTTGAAGCAACGGGGTGTAATCATAAGCGAGGGTTTTATCGGGTCGGCCTGCCAGGTCATATAATTTATAAACTGGCTCCGAGAGTTCCAGAAAGGCTCTTTCACCTCCCCGACCATTTACCAGCACGTTGAATGCAGTGGAGTCCCTGCGCCCGTCAGACACATGCGAAATCCCGACGTAAGCCACATCGTCTGATGTGAAAAGGTCAAGCAAAGTGGACGTGTTAATACCCGTGGTTAGTGTCTCAACGGAGAGAACACCGCGGTTACTGTCCAGTCTGGCCATATACATGTAGGTGTTACCCGCGGCATATGACAGCGTGACTTCTGCATCTTTGGGGACTGCGGCGCGGTCAAAAAGGTACGTAACCGCCGTAGGAACAGAAACTAACGAACCCGCAGCATCATAGGCCAGTCCGGGGTAGATATCGCCGAACGGATTCGACCCGGGGCCTTTAATAAAAAAGGAATCATCTTCTGTGGTACTGAAGATAACGACCTCAGGATCATAAAGTCCGGTTGCTGAATAGTTGTTAACGGCGATAAACCCGTCTTCTTCAATCAGCGCACAGGCGTATCCGTAGTAATTGTTATTAACATAGGTAAACTGCAGCGTGCTTCCAAGATATTTGCCGACTTTGTTATATCTGGCTCCCATAAACAGTGTAGCGCCTGCATTCGTCGAGTTTTGCACTGTCCTGGCTTTCACATAATCGCCAGCCTTCACAGGGATAAGCGCCGTGCTCATGTAGTTTACATTCGAATCCACGCGGCCTGAATTACCGTTCGACCGTACAACTCCCACTTCCCACGAATCGGCAGGGTAAGTGTACTGTTTGACCCTGGAGCCAACAGCATACTTACGCTTACGAATAAAGGCAGGAAGACTGCCGTCGGTCATATATGCGGTGACATATATCGTGCAGGCCTCAGTGGCGGTATACAGATGCTCGGTGTAGACAGCGCCCGCTTTGAAAGCAAAACTGATCGGCTCAAATACCCCCTCAGAAATATATTTAGAAAGTACAGGCAAACCATATTTAGCGGTTAAGGCATTTGAGTTTAAATTTACCCTGGCAAAAACAGATTCCCCGGCCTCCAGTTCAACGACATACAGCTTCTGGTACAGGCTGGAAACCAGCGCGCCCGCCATGGAAATGTACTGATTGGGAATGATTGTCGCCGTTGCTCTGGCGTTAATGTCGGCGTAATAAACATCCGTGACTTTATTTTCAACCAGATTCTGTGTGCTGGGGACGGCAACATCAAGAGCAGAATCCACTTCACGGCGTTTAATTAGCCCTGCTGAAATAGAGTAGCTGGAGTCCCGCGCTGCCGTGGATAAAATCGCAGTGCTTAAAGACAGTACGATGTACCCGTCGGTTGGCACGGAATAGCTATACTCTTTGATGCTTTCAGCGCCGTTGCCGATCACGCCCTCGACAAAAGACGCAGCCGAATGGCTGGAGAAAAACGCAATGGCATAGCCTGAAGACGGCAGGGCCAGACGGGCTGAAATAATACTCCCCACCGTAACCTTAATGAATCCCGTATTAAAACTGGTTGCAGATACCGTAGGGTAAGAGGCTGGCGCGCTTACGCTCACGAATCCATTATTCGGGAATGCCTCTGCACCGCTGGCGGTCACGGCCTCACCGACAAGGGTATTTATCGCGGTTTCAAACGTCTCGAATGAAGTATAGCCACCGGCTTTATCGCTGTTATCCACCGTCAGCACGTCTTTGATCACATCACAGGAAAATGTCTGTGATGTTGCGATGCGTGTTGCCAGAATAATAAAACCATCGGCGGGCACCGCAAATGTCCGTGTGTAAGCCTCAGGCCCGACCCCGACATTCTCGGCAGAAATAAACGTTTTGTCCTGATCGTAAAACGCAACGTTTGCGTAACTGGCGCTGTTATTCGCTGCTGTCAGTTTAAGCTGCTGGCCCTCAGTAACAGCAATATACGTAGAGTTTCGCCAGTTAGTCGAAGATACCCGCGAACCATCAGCTTTAACGATGTAGTTTGAACCGGTCAGGTCACTGAGAACGGCCAGCGGGGTAGAGCCTATCAGGCCATTGATGTAATCGACGATTTGCGCGTTCTGATACCCGGCTTTGGCCCATGCTGTCCCGTTCCAGAGGTACAGTGTCCCGGTAGCCGTGTCCATCGCCAGCGTGTTGGGTTCTGACGGCGTAAAGGCCAGTAATTCCGCCGCTGATGCAAACCCCATCGCACCGCCCGCCGCTTTTAGTCTCGCTATCGCCTGACGCCAGGAATCCAGCGGCTCACCTTCGCGGTCGGGAACATCAGCAGCGGGGCCATTCACCAGCTTATCCAGTCGCCCGGCGTTATCGAGCAGTACCGCAGGAGAAGTGCTCCCCAGAGGAGGATTAAAGGCCATGTTTTTTGCTCCAAAAAGAGGCTTCGCCCAAACGAGGGTTTGAGCGAAAGACCGGAGCTTTTTACAATCAGCTATTTCAGAGGGTTACATCATGCTGATTGGTTACGCCAGGGTGTCAACCGGGGATCAAAACCTCGATTTACAGAAAAATGCGCTGATCCGCGCAGAATGTGAGCTGGTTTTCGAAGATACGGCCAGCGGAAAGAATGCCAGACGACCAGGGTTAAAGCGTGCGCTGCGGCGGCTGCGACCGGGTGATGTGCTGGTGGTCTGGAAACTGGATCGGCTGGGGCGAAGCGTGCGTGACCTTATCACCCTGGTATCGGAGCTGCAGGCGCGCGGGGTAAATTTCCGGAGTCTGACTGATTCGATCGATACCAGCACAGCCGCCGGCCGCTTTTTCTTCCACGTCATGAGCGCTCTGGCGGAGATGGAGCGAGAATTGATAGTAGAGAGGACACGCGCAGGGCTGGCGGTGGCAAGAGAGCAGGGGCGGATCGGTGGCCGCCGCCGGGTTATGACCGAAGAAGTTGTGGAACGAGGCCGCCGTATGCTGGAGAACGGAGCTACACGCCAGCAGATAGCCGATGTGATCGGTGTAGGGGTGAAGACTATCTATAAATATTTGCCAGTAACGGGATGAGTTTTAAGCCTAATGGCTATCAAAACTTTTCGTGATTATTTGATATGCCTTCCCACAGTTGTAAAAGCCCAAACATCATGAGTCCTGAGATAGTAAAGAGTGTTGCGGCAACGAGTAAAGTAGTCATTTAAGAGCCTGTGTTTTATTGATTACACATTAGACACCACGACATAAAAATAGTTGCTGAGCTTTACAAAACAATGAAGTTTTGCTACCAGGCACTTCAGAGCCCTACCTGGTAACCGTATGCAAGAGCCTGCAGGTGAGCAATTTGCTATGGAGGCAGTGTCATAGCTGAAAAATTTTATCCTCGCATTGTTCGCAAAATCATCAAACAGTTCAGCACTGAAAGCACTTTACGACTTACCTTACTCATTACATCAATGCGTTACGTCAATGTCGCGAATTGATAGCCGGAACCTATATTGATATGTGGTTGGGTTAAATATACTGTATATATAAACAGTATTTATATGAGCGAGTCTATCATGCGGTTTTACACGCCCGTTGAGTTACGTAAGATTATCCTGATCCCATTGTACAGCGACCTTGTTCAGTGTGGTTTTCCAAGTCCCGCCCAGGATTATGTTGAGCAGCGTATCGACCTTAACGAGCTGCTAGTTAACCACCCCAGCGCGACGTATTTTGTCAAAGCTGCCGGCGATAGCATGAAGGACGCCGGGATCGGTGAGGGGGATCTTCTGGTCGTGGATAGTTCAAGGACCGCAGTCCATGGCGATATTGTGATTGCCGCGGTGGACGGGGAATTCACTGTTAAGAAACTGCAGTTGCATCCGCGGGTTCAGCTAAACCCAATGAATAGCGCGTATTCCCCGATAGTCGTCGGTAGTGAGGACACTCTCGACGTTTTCGGGGTCGTAACTTATATAATCAAGTCGGCTGGCTGAGATGTTTGCGCTTTGCGATGTGAACTCCTTTTATGCATCGTGCGAAACGGTATTCAGACCAGATCTGAAAGGGCGGCCGGTAGTCGTCCTTTCCAATAATGATGGTTGTGTGATTGCACTTAGTGCAGAAGCCAAGCCGTTTGTCAAAATGGGGGAGCCGTATTTTAAACAAAAGGACATGTTTCGTCGGCACGGCATTATCGCGTTTAGTAGCAACTATGAGCTCTATGCGGATATGTCGAACCGGGTCATGACTACGCTTGAAGAGCTCTCTCCACGATGCGAAATTTACAGTATCGATGAGGCATTTTGCGATCTGACAGGAGTTCGTAACTGTCGCGACCTTACCGACTTTGGCCGGGAAATTCGCGAGACGGTTCTGCGCCGGACGCACCTCACGGTTGGTGTTGGCATAGCCCAGACAAAAACTCTGGCGAAGCTGGCCAATCACGCCGCGAAACAGTGGCAGCGGCAGACCGGGGGAGTGGTTGATTTGTCGAACCTGGAACGGCAGAGAAAGTTAATGGATCTATTGCCGGTTGATGAAGTATGGGGTGTTGGGCGCCGCATCAGTAAAAAACTGGAGTCCATGGGGATAGACACGGTGCTTAAGTTAGCCGATACGGACATTCGTTTTATCCGGAAACATTTTAACGTCGTGCTGGAAAGAACTGTGCGGGAGCTGCGTGGCGAGCCATGTCTTGAGCTTGAGGAGTTCGCGCCGATAAAGCAGGAAATTGTGTGCAGCCGTTCTTTCGGTGGCCGCATCACTGAATATCATGAAATTCGACAGGCGATATGCAGCTATGCATCGCGCGCAGCCGAGAAACTTCGCGGCGAGCATCAGTATTGCCGGTTTATCTCCGCTTTTGTCAAAACCAGCCCCTTTGCGCTCAACGAGCCATATTACGGCAACAGCGCATCAGTAAAGCTGCTGACCCCGACCCAGGACAGCAGGGACATAATCACCGCGGCGACTAAATGCCTCGATGCTATCTGGCGAGACGGGCACCGTTACCAGAAGGCCGGCGTGATGCTGGGCGATTTCTACAGCCAGGGCGTGGCACAGCTGAATCTTTTTGATGACAACGCACCGCGGCAGAACAGCGAAAAGTTAATGGAAGTCCTCGACCATCTCAATGCAAAGGATGGCAGGGGGACGCTCTATTTTGCGGGGCAGGGGATCCAGACTGCCTGGCAGATGAAGCGGGAAATGCTTTCGCCGCGGTACACGACTAGGTACAGCGATTTTATGCATGTCAGGTGAAATTTATTTTCTTATGCATAGCACTCACTTAACCCCATTGTTAAAATTTTAAATCAGAGGAAACATTACGCTATAGTAGGACATTATCTGATTAAATTATTCTTTCATTAGTTCATCTTATTCTGACAGCCTAGGATATTATGCAACCTGATACTACTTAGAAGGGGGCTAGAACGAGAGAGTCGATAATCTTTATTGGCAAGTTAAGTTGTTTACAGTACACTTTCAATGAAATTATATCATATCAACGGCTAATTTGGCGGTATTTATGAATGAAGTATTATCAGACCTCACAGTAGAACTTGAAAGTATAATATCAAAGCTAGGTACGATCATTCCAACTAATGATCCATTTAATATTGCCCATGCTAATTGGACATTTCCGGGCTTAACTAAAAATGATCTAATCAATAAAGCTCGAAATTTAATTTCACTAATTGAATGTATAGAAGATGATATACCTGATGAAAATATAAGTATCCTCACGGACTACAAAAAAAGGCTCAGGTTTATCTCCGATTCAACTATTCCTAATTTATGGGGGAATGTGGCGGCAGGCGTCCCTCCCTATTTGATGACATTAGATGAGCTTAAGGAAGAACTCAACAAGTTATTTGATAAAAATCATAATGCAGATCTACAAAGAGCAGTGAGAGGGCTTAGAGCTCTTGAGGCAAGATTAAAACAAGTTGAACCAAGAACTGCATCGTTATCTTCTATGGTTGAAAGGATAGAGCAAGCATTCAATACAGCAGAACAACTTCCAGCCGACCTTGAATTACTAACCGAGTCTCGCGAAAAAATTAAAGAAACAATCTCAAAAAGCGACATGAGTGCTAGTAAGATTGAGCTCTTAAAAGAAGAGGGAAATGATATTTTGAATGAGCTCATATCAATGAGAGTTAATGCTGATGACATACTAAAGCGTTGCGAAACCGCATATGCTGCGTCAACTAGTGTGGGTCTGGCCGCAGCTTTTAGTGAGCGTTCAGCAGCTCTCAACAAGTCAATGACGTTTTGGATAGGGGGGCTAATTGTAGCTCTTATAACTGCGGCGATTTTCGGAACAATAAACGTTCATGGTCTATTGGTTGCGACTGGCAGTCCTCAACCATCTTCATCTGTTATAACAATACGATTATTTTTATCAATATTATCTATAGGTGGGCCTGTCTGGTTTGCGTGGTTGGCTACAAAACAGATAGGGCAACGGTTTCGTCTTTCAGAGGATTATGCGTTTAAAGCCTCAATATCCCGTGCATATGAAGGATTTAGAAGTGAAGCTTCTCGTATAGATAAAAATTTAGAGGTTAAACTTTTAGCCTCAGCACTTTCGAGATTAGATGAACTACCTCTACGCTTAGTGGAAACCGAAACACATGGAAGCCCCTATCATGAATTATTGACGTCAGATACCTTTAAGGAAGCGTTAAAAGTAGTTCCAGGGTTTTCAGATAAAATAAAAAAAATTGCTGAGCAAGCACTAAATGCTGCAAATGATGTTTCAAAAGGAGCGTTAAAGACTAGCGAAAAAATTGCATCTAATGAAAAAAATGATTCACCAATGAATACTTAGTGAAGTTATTTAGATATCTCGGTAAATATAAAGTGAACAGTGTGAAGCTGTTCATTTTATAAGTCATTAGATTATCTATGATAACTTTTATCTTTGATCGGTTCGGGGTCAAAGGCGATATCCCGCTCGGCCTCTTCAGCAAGATAAGCCAAGTATTCATCACGGGTTTGTGATTGGGTAAATCGTCCGCACATGGTTACCTCCAGTCTTCAGACTGAAAGTATAGAATGTATGGGTCAAAGGGAGGGGATAACTCCGACAGTCACATAACAAACGACTGCCGGAGCGAACAACTAAAATAATGTGTATAAATTTGTGTATTAAAACCAATTAAAAAAACAATGTTTTAAAATGTAACAATATGATTTTAAATGGTTTAAAGTTGATTTTTGCAAATGCTATCGTAGAGCGTACCCGAGCCGGTTTAGCTGCAGCGAGAAAGCAGGGGAGAGTCGGCGGCGTCCAGATAATGACCGAAGATGTTATGGAGCGGTGCCATAGAATGCTGCATTTGGGAGCGACTCGGCGGCAGGTAGCCGATGTGATAGGCGTGGAAGTAAAAACGATTTACAAATACTTTCCTGTTACCGTCCGCGATCAAGGGTTCCAGCCCTTCCCGTGTTATGTAACATTTGAGAGAAAAAGTGCTTTCAGTTTTGAAAACAGTTTGGTTTGCTCGTGAACGGTAAGAAAACAATTAGTTTTGAACAATTTCTAACTATAAACAGCAATCTTGTTCTCATCTCAGATACATGGGCTGAATTGTGGGCATTAATTTTTCACACGGGTTTAAGCGCTGGAAGGCTGCTTGGTCTTCGATATGTTGATATTGAAGCTGGCTCGATAGTGATACGCAAACATCGACGCCTGAAGGCGCTACGTGTTGAATTATCCCCTCCAGTAGTGGCGATAATTGCTCGCAGAAGAGAGCGCTATCCAGAAGATGTTTTTTTATTTCAGAGTCATTCTAACCGTGTTAAGTACCAATGTTGCCCGGTCAGCATAATCGCTTTCAACGCCGCCTTACGTCAGGCAGCTAAATCTCTACCTGGCGTCAACGTAAGCAGTAGTAGTGCGAGAAAAGTATCGAACTTGTTAATAGCTAGCTAAACCCGACAGCAGGTGGCCGATATGATAGGGGGGATGTGAAGATAATTTATAAGTATCTTTCAGTATGAATTTGAAATCACAATGCGATAAAAGTCTGCCGCCAAAGCAGTCTGGACCTATAAAAGCATTTAGGAATCTCAAGATATAAAATTTAACGAACTTTTTGTACATTCTATCGATGCCGCAAACCGTAACAGTTGCGGCATATGAAGTTAACTATCAATACTCTAAATAAGCATGTTTTATACGGTTTCTACCTGATCTCTTGGCTTCATATAACTTCGAGTCCGTAATTTTGAATATGTCGTCAAAAGAAATTATACAATCTGATTTCGGGGATATGGTTACAGCACCAACGCTCACAGTTATTTTCCTTTGTAGTGTTGACATGTCCTCGATAGATTTTCTTAATTTTTCGCATGCCATTAAGCATTCATTTTCGGTTGTGCTTGGGATCAGCACAATGAACTCTTCACCGCCGAATCGGGCAACTATCCCTTTTTTCTCCAACGCATAGGTTAAATTGAGTGCCACATGTTTTAACGCTAAATCACCTTCCTGATGACCAAAGTCGTCATTATATGATTTAAAATAGTCTATATCGATAACGGCGAGTGAGAAAGGTTCTAGATTGTATTCTGCTTTTGTCTTTACTTCGTTGAATAAAATCATGAACTTTCTTCGGTTGTATATGTTAGTTAACGCATCAAATGTAGCCATTTTTTCTAATTCTTCATTTGCATTTGTAAGTTCTTCTTGTTTATTTATAATGTCTAGCTCCATTTTCTTACGGTCATCGATGTTTTGGATTTGAGAAATGTAATATATGACATTGTTTACTTCATCTTTCATCATTGATACGCTTAAAAGACACCAAATACTATCATGATTGAATTTAATATATCTTTTTTCAAGCTCATAATATGGTATTTTACCTTTTTTTAATGACTCTAAAAGTTTGAGGTCAATGTCAAGGTCATCTTTATGTGTGATCATTTGGAAGTCTGTGGATAACAAGTATTCCTTAGCATATCCAAGCATATTTATAAGTGCTTGGTTAACTTTTACCCATCGCCCTTCTTCAGAAACTATAGCCGTACCAATGGTGGAGTTATCAAATATCTTCTCAAGTATCTGATTTGATTCTACTAAAGATTGAATAATACTTTCTTTTTCTTTAGTTAAAATATCTATTTCCAAAAGCGATGCTATTCCTTCAGCCATAAGACTGATGAATTCATGATCTTCACTACTAAAATCTTCTGATTTGATTTTTGTTGAGGAGAAATTAATTGTTCCCCAAATCTTACTTCTTACCCATATAGGTGCTGAAATATAGCTTTCGAGTTTCATGTTTATATATACAGGGTGTGTGTTGTAACTTTTATTTATGCCGGCATTCTTCGTACTTATAATTCTCTTCTCATCTACAACTTTTTTACAATAGGTGTTTTTTAATTGAAGGCTTAATCCCGGGTATACTCCATCTGGAGCTCCGGAAACAGCAAGTAATGTGTATTTATCACCATCAATCTGACTCACAATACCCAGAGATAAGTTAAATGCCTTAAGGCCTTCATCAAGGATTATCTTGAATGTTTCATCAATATTGACGTATCTTTTTACCATTGATTTGTAAAGAATGTGGATTCTGTTAATGTGTGGATTTTTATGTGGCAT